GTGGGACTCAAAGGTTCCGGCTCAGCTGTAAAAGTATCAAGCAAGCTCGCTAAAACAGGTGCAGCCAAAGTGGATAACGTCTTGGAAGCCGGAGAAAAAGCAGCTGCAAAACATGTAAAAACCGGGATTGAAAAAGGACAAAACTACATCAAGTCCTTTTCGAAAAACAAGTACGAACCCGCGCTTGCCGGAATAGCACAGGATATTGAAAATACTCACAATGTGAAAAATACGCCTTTGTTGAAAAGTATTATTGAAGATCAGAAAGAGAGTGTTCTCAGTAAATCTGTGACTTCTGACAATAACGGCATACATAGTGTTAAACAAGGAGACAGCAGTCCTCTCGCACCAGGCGGGGGTTTAGCTGCTCATGAAGCAAAAGGCGGACATCTTATAGAAAGACATGTTGGGAAAACAGATAAAGAATTAATAGAAAGACTGAAAACTGATCCTAACCCACATATTACAGCTTCATCTACTTTTAAAGATAGGGCTACCGCTGAAAGAATTGCTAATTCAGTTTTAAACGATCCAAAAAATATAAAGAAAATCGAAAATTGGATTGATGATCCTAAAAAACCTAAATTAATGTTAAGATACAAGGGCGATGGAGAAATAATCGGCAAAAGCGTATCAAGAAATTCAGAACTAGTAGAAAACGTTACAAACGCAAAAATTATACTCAAAAAGATAATAACGGTAACTTTATTCTTACAGGATATCCAACCAAATAGAAAGAGAGGAAGTATCATGGATGAAAGGTATGATTTCTTAGATGAATTAGAAAATTTTTTAGGTGCAACATTTCATCAAGATATCCAATCCCCTGAACACGCCTTAGACGAATTTATTGAGGAAATTAGTAAAGAAGGTTTGCTATTTACAGTAAAGTATTGCGAAGAGTTTCTAAATAGCGATCTAACTAAAGAAGAAAAGGAAGACATTATAAAGTGTAATGCAGAAATATATTTCCCGACAATTGGCTTACCGCCTATAGAATGGTTAAAAAGTGTAATAGAACAACTAAAAGAGGCTATTTAAAAGAAACACTGAAAGGCCCCCATTTTATGGAGGGTCTTTTTATATTGATACCGAAGTTTTTGGCTTTCTTATCCGGATAGAAATGCAATACCGACAGTGCGGTTTGGATCTACTTGACGGCATCACTAGCTGAACTTTTCAACAATTTTGACCCTAAAAAGAGATACGGACAATAAATTTCTAGCCAAAAAATCAAGTTCGCCAACAACTTACGAATTTGATAAACCGGCTTTATTAAGGGAAATTAAAAAACCCTTGCGTAGCAAGGGTTTCGGCTATGATTCCGACTGGGCTCGAACCAGCGACCTCTACCCTGTCAAGGTATCCGCAAGTGATCCGATAAGTCAGTCGGTAAGTCAAACGTTGGTATATCAGCGTTAAGTCATCGTTAAGTCATACGGTTTTTATTTCGATATTCCGAATTATAGCGTATAGCACCGCCACCGCGCAAGTCCTCGAACCGTAACCCGCGATTTTATTCAAACGCCTGCCTGAAACGATCCATAAGCGATCCCCCACGATTTAAGCGCGCCTTAACGGTCCAAGCCGCCTTCCTGAACCCTGCGTATAGGTAATCGTCGAAACGCCTAATTTCGTGCGTTTTCGCTTTCAGAATCGTTGCGTGCCACGCTTCAACGAAAGGCGCCGCATGTTCTTCGAGTCTGATCGTTCTGTCTACGCTTGCCTTAGCGCGAAGTAAAATCCCGTAGTATTTATAAATATCCTCTGCGTCAAAGTAGCGAGACATCGCGGTAAATATTTCGTCAGGCAATGCGCCTTTTAACGCTTCAGCCGGCACAGGTGCCGTATCTAATACGTTATTTTTGTTTTTAGAACGCTTAATAGAATCCGATGGTTCCTTTTCCGTTTTCGGCGCCGCGGCCGCTGTCTCCGTTGGCTTTTCGGCTTGTCCGCGATTGGACATTATCGACTGGTCATCTACCGGCAGGATCACGATTATGTTCGCGCCCTTCCCTCCGTTTATCTTCCGAGTTGTTGCGATTTTCTTAACGATGCCGAGCGTCGCCAATTTATTTAGGGCCCGCCGCGCAGTCTTGACGGACTTACCGATGAGATCCGCCAGTGTTTCCGCCTTCAGATGCGCCGCCCCGCTGAACTTAACCGCATACCGGGCGATCTTCTTCAGCGCTTGGCGGTCGGTGTCGTTCAGATCGTATGTATTGCGCTTAATGTGCTCGTAGACTGCCACGTTTAGGGCAGCCGTTGAGTCGAACGTTTGATGCTCCGCTAAGTAATACATTTAGGCACCTCTTTCCCCTTTATCGATATATCGTTAATTGAATAATATTAACTAATTATCGATATGTCAATAATTTTATTTACAAAATATCGATATCGCGATAGAATTAACTCATCAAACATTAGGGGTGGAAGAAATGCGCCTTTATATAAAGCTTGAGGAAATTTTGGACAAACGTGGAATAAAGAAAATGAAATTTGCCGAAGAGGTCGGTGTAAGAAATAATGTAATTTCTGAACTTTGCGCAAACCAACGCAGTACAATAAATCGTGAGCATGTCGCCAAAGTTGCTAAAGGATTAGGCATCACGGACATGAACGAGCTATTCGAAATCCGTGACTAAATATTTCCGATTGATAACCGAACACGCATTCGCATATAATAAAGCCGGAGGTGTTCGGCATGACTAGCGATAACAAACTGTGGGCTTCGAGTTTTATTTTGCCGGAATTACGCGAAGGGTTTCAGCAACTGGCTGTGGCGAAGCTTAAAGCGGAGAAGCCGCAACTGGACGCACAGCAGATCGAGGATATGGAAGTGACGGTCGCGCAATCGATGGAGGTAGGCGCAGATTTGTCGTTCGAGCTTTACGACGACGGATACATACGCGAAGTAATCGGCGCAGTTCATTACGTGGATCATATACGGAAGGAATTTCGTGTGAAGGACGCCAAGGGCGACACTAATTTTGTGAGGTTTGCGGATATCATAAACGTAAAAAATGCCCCATCCGGTTAAGGACGGGGCTGTTTATTATTTCGCAGTTTGCTCGCGAATATCGTTTTTTATTAATCGTAGATCACTCGCTGATTCATGCGCTCTACTATTCGCTTCATCTAAGATTCGAATAATAATTGCGAGTCCGAAAAGAACAGCGCCGGATACTACGCCGGCCAAGACGCTAAAGAATACGGAAGACTGCATACTGTTCGCAAGTGCTTTGTCCGTTTTATATTGCGCTTGAGCGACAGAATTATCGTATAGTTCTTCGCTTACCTTTTTACTCGTTTTTGCATCTTCTGCTACGTCCTTATCGTATACTACAAACCCCGCAATAATTCCGGCTACTACACAAATGACGCTCAAATACATAAGCACCTTAACAGTAATCTTCTCCAAATTCCACGCCTCCCCTATTCGTAGTTAAATTATACTATCCGACCATCTTTTTCCGCAATACCTGTTCGTTATGTACGCGAGCACCTACGTATTCATACGCAAGCGCCCGCAAAAAGTTCCGTTATTTTATTTCGTAGTTCCCTCTCGTTTTGTTCCGATTTCGAAAAGACCTGTCGCTGCCAGACCCGCAAAGCCGCCGGCCCACAAACGCAGCACCAAGTCGAGCTCGGTAAACGGATAAGCAATCGCGCCCAATAAGATACCGATGACGAAACTGAGAGCCGGTACGATATTCGTCGGCAGCTTAACCGTTTTCTTAACGAGTTGAACAAGCGCCGTTAAGATGGGCGCGAGGATAGTCGCGAAAATTAATACTTCTTCCATAATTATCGTCTCCCTTTTCGTTTATTTTACCGTTGCGCCTGTGGACTTCGCGGCATAGAGGTTTACCTTTCCGAACTGATCCGTCTTGATCGTGTACACGTCGGTCTGCGGATTACCGAGAACCTCGTATTTCAGGCCGCCGAATTTCTTAGGACGCAATAAGCCGCATTCGTTGCCTTTGACCGGCGCTTTATTGGTCGGATAGATGCGCCATGAATCCGCTGAAGCCGGAAGGTAAACGTATTTCTTACCGCTGGATGACGGCTTAGAAGAGCCGGACGATCCCGTCAGCTTCAACACTTGGCCGACCGAAATCTTATTCGCATTCTTAATCCCATTATATGCTTGTAACTTCGCCATACTGACGCCTGTTTTCACCGCAATTTCGGACAAAGTGTCGCCTTTCTTAACGGTGTATGTCGATCCGGACGTCTTGGCCGGCTTGCTTGCGGAAGACTTGCCGCCGAGTGCTTTGAGTTCCGAAGCGATCGCCGCTTTGACGGATTCCCATCGTCCTTCCGCTAACACACGATGCGGGCAGTATTTACCGGACCAGTCTTGGTGTTTTCGTAAACGATCGATGCCCCATCCGCGTTCCTTCAGCAATTGCGCGATAAATTTAATCGCCAGTTTTTCGGCAGCTTCGTACTTAGCACCACCGGATTTCGAGTAACAAACCTCGACGCCAATAGACGTCCGGTTTCCGGAATTTGCGCCGTTTCCATCTCCGGTATGCCATGCGTTACGGTCTGTCGGAATTCCCTGCACGACTTCCTTATCGTCTACTGCGAAATGGTAAGACACTTCGTTGTTGTTTCCGATCATATATCGGATCTCTGCATCCGCTGAAGCATCGTTGGCCGTATTATGAAACGTAATATACTGCGCGTCCATTGAATTCGGACACTTAATCGAATACTTACTCGCAGCCACTAAGTTCTTACGTACTGAAATCGCCATTAAATCGTCCCCTTTTCGTTTTTTGAATTAAAAAAGCCCGCCGGGACTCTCACCTGACGGGCGTGTTGCGTTTATTCAGTTAGTCTCTTCCGCGGAATTTCTCTTCGAGTCTATCGATCTTGTCGATGATGACGTCATACTTATCGCTAAATTTATCGAGTAAGTCCTGTAGCCGCGATTCGCGCTCCCTATTCGATTTCATTACGTAAATCAGCAGCCACGTAAAAAGGACCGCGAACGGTCCCTGCGTTAAAAAATATTTGAGTACGTCTAATTCGCCGCCGTTCAATAACTACGCCTCCTGTCCGCCTGTTTCTTCCGAAGGTTCTTCGATAGGAGGTTTGTTGGGATCGTAAACATCTCCGGTGATTTTTTCGTATTCTTCCGGCGTTATCCGACCGGCTCCGACAGTATCGTGAACTTGCTTTTTCGTCCAAAGGCCGGCGTCATAAAGATTTTTGATACGGAGATACCAAGTCATTTAGTTTCCTCCTGTCGCGATAAGATAATATAAATCCGCTATCTGCTTCTGAAGATTCTCGATTTCATTCGGAGCCGGCGGATCAGGCTTAATGCTCTCTTTGTACTCCTCCGTCGCCGCCTCGACCCATACGTTTTTCTTCTTATCGAATCGCGGCGAGATGATCGACGGATCGGGCAATACGTCCGTACTGTTTGGTGGCAGCACTTCTACATCGATATCTTCTTCGCCGGCATAGTCGAAATTTTTGTCGTAGTATAAAACGTGCATTCTGATTTCCTCCTTTACCATAGTGGAATACCGATATTAAAGGACACACGCGTAACGCTCGCCGAGTCGGTTGCGGAAAGACCATCGAATCGTAATTCTCCGTCCGTCGTAAAGGCGAACCGGGCCGTCCCGTAAGAGCCAATCGTAGGAACGACGAAATCTACGAGCTGCGTCGGCTTATACGTGAACTTCGCTACCGTCGTACCGGCGGCCGGTAGCGAGCCGAACGTGCCTCGCAGTTTAATTTCGTTATTCGCTACTGAAAACTTGAACGGATAGCCGGTGTTTTGCTGCGCTCCGTTAATCAAAGTAACGTTATTCCACGTCGCGACCCACGGACTATTCCACTTATCTTTATCCGCCTGTACAACGTGAATGTCCGTTCTGTTGGCGTGGGCATCTACCTTTGATTGCGCTCCTTCTACCGATTCGAGCTCTCGCCACGACGTCCATGAATCTGAGCTCGCGACCTTATTACGCATAAATTTCCGCCGGCCCGAAGACGTGGAGTCGTTACTGCTATAGGACGTGTATTCCTGATACGCGTATGTGCTGTAGTTATTAACGATAAGATATCCGTTGTTATTCACCGGCGCGTTTAATGCCGTCGTTGCGCCGCTCATGTAATAGAAGCCGGTATCCGTCACCGTATTAAAATCGATGCCTGTCATGTACTGTGCCGCGCCGGTATCCTGCGTCAATTTAAACAACTGCGATCCGTTCCACTTGTCCTTCTCAGCCTGCGATGTATGGCGGATGCCGTTCGAATCGTGGGCCCGGAATTGATCAAGTGGCGCCTGTTTAACGTTGTCGACGTTACTAAGTCCGATTTGATCCTTCGTCACTGAGTGCGGATTATCAGTCCGACCTGTGTGTTCGTCTGTGTACGTTTTGCTGTCCGTTAAGGCCTTGTCGGCTTTTGCCTGCGCACCGTCCGGCGTCTCCTGCTTCACATTCTCAACGTTTCCCAAACCAATTTGCGATTTCGTTACGCTATGTGGATTGTCCGTCCTTTTCGTATGAGTGTCCGTATAGGACTTCGCATTCTTTTCCGCAGTATCGGCTTTTGCTTGCGCTCCTTCTTTCGTTTCAATATTTTCAAGGTCTTCGAATTTCTTGCGCAGCTCTTCGACTGTTTCGACCACTTCGTCGTATAAGTCGTTGATTTGCTGGCGCAGCTCTTCAAAGTCATCGACGTAATATTCAGCTAACGGTACGATGTCCGTATCAATTAGCGCCTTGTCGACGGTAAACGAAAATTTATGGATGGAAAGGGCCTGCTTATTCGCGTAATACAGATAAAGTTCCGCCTGCACATCGCCACTGTGTCGGATCTCTTCGGCTGACAGAACGTACTGCGCAACCCCTTCGACTTTATCCGTGATCTCTACGCTTCTTATAAACCGGCTGCCGTCCGCCATGAACATGACAAGCTTCCCGGTAACAGCAGACAACGGCAACGGGACGCCATCCTTTGTTAACGAGAAGATCAAACGCGCCGTATCGATATCCTGCGTACTGAACTGTATTGCGGTTTTTATATTCGTTTTTGTCCGACTCGTCACCTCAAACGCAAGTGATGCGTTATTGTATATCACTACAAAACCTCCTTAGTGCTGTGGCGTAACGATCATTTGCGCTACACCGTAGCCTTTTTCCGCATCATACGGGGATTTGATTCTCATAACAGTCCCATAGCCGTCGCTTTCCGCCTTGGTTGCGATGCCTTCGATTGCTGATACGCTATCTCCTACGGACACTGTTTCGTCAATTCTGACAAAGACTTGACCGATCAGGCCTATGACATGCCATTCGTCCCGAGAGTCGCGCGGCACGTATTCAAGAGTCGGATCATAGTCGGGGTTTAATTTTGGAACGCTTAACTCTTCGCCGCCATCGATAACCGTTTCGTAAACCAAGCCGCCGAATTCGTTCCTTTCGAACTGATCGTTCCAATAGAACGCTGCGCCTCCGAGTACCAAGCCGGCCGTTTCCGAAACAACTCCGAGTATCTTATCTCCTTCGCCTGCTTTTCGTATCTTATCGCCTTCTAACGCAACCAGATAGCTTGAATCGATTTTCTGACCGTCAGCAGATTCGAAATACTCCGCGAAGTCTTTGAAATCTGAGACGCTTTCTACCCGCCCTGTACCACGAATATGTCCGCCAGTTGAATCGAGTTCCCATTTCGTATTTCCGGTCGAGGCGCTTCCGCTTCCGTATCCCCCTCTGACGCTATATCCGTTATCGTTGATAACCCCGTTGGCAGCGAGTACGACCCTCGACGGCCCGTCACCTTTTGTATGTGAATTGTTTGACGCTATAACCGCTTGACGCGAAGCTGTTGTGGATGAGCCACCACTGGCGCCTAGAACGACGTTTCTAGGTCCTTTCGTTGTACATCCGCCCGTGGTCGCAATCACCGCACTTGTTTTGTCTAAAACGTGACCCGACGTAGAAGCAGCACGGAAACCGCCTTTTACGTTGTTAGGGACGACCTTATGTTTCTGGCCTCCGAGGACTGCCGCGCTCTCATAACCATACGCCCGGACCATTAAGATATTTGTTTGCGTATTTGGCGATGTGATGCCGGCCGTGCCACTTGCTACGTGAAGAAGTCCGTTTTCCAAGTTTACGTTATAGACCCCGCCTCCGATCTCGATGCCATTCTGCGCTGAATCATGTATGACGAAATTGGAAATGGAGACGTCATCTGTGCGCTGGTCGCCTCCGGTAATGTTGATATCATAGCCGGCCTTTTCAAAACCGGAAATTTGCAGACCAGTTACGGTTATCTTCCGACTTTTGTATTGAAAGGCAATCACCGATTTTCCTTTGTAGTCATACGTAGGATCACCGATCGCAGTAAAACCGATTATCTTCACGCGTTGGTATGCCGAGACAACTAACGCTTTCGGCTCCAGCCCTTCATAAAGCGAATTGTATATCGGCTCTCGTGAAGTACAGTCGATCAGCGTTACGTCCCTTGCCGTCTCGCTCCACGGATCAGTCGCTAAGTGGTGTCCTATATGCCGCAAGTCGAATGAACGTACATCCCGAAAAGATTCGTGCCCGCGAATATGAACATTACAAGGCGCCGGCCATTCCGTGTGTGCCTTTACTTCTACCCCACGGACGTTCCCCTCGGTGTAGTTATCGAGAAGCCATACGTGTTTAGAACCGTCATCGACCTCGATACCGTTCGAATTGGCGGCACCCTTACGATGGGCTGTGCCGCGCGGGTTTGTCATTACGTTATTAGTGATGAAGATGTATTCGCTGTAGTGCGTAGTGATCCCGTCATCACCGTATCCATAGCCGACGCATCGATCGATCCAGACGTACTTACTACCTGTTGCGGTATAATCCTTCGCAGTAATATCGTAGGAAGGGGCCGATACGTCGAAACAGTGGAGTCCCGGATTAATGCCTTCGACTTCCCGTACGATACCGAACTTCACTTGCGCAAAAGTTAAGCAGCTTGAATGAATTCCGCCGGTAGAACTAACGCCGCCTTGACGATCCGGATTCCAGTCGAGGGACATTCCTTGGACTACGATATTCCGGTTGCCGGATGCCGGGTCTGCGTTAATGATGACCCACTCGCTCGCCGGCGTATCTTCATGAAGCTTCAGCGTAGTAACGCCCATGCCTTGGCCGATCAAATACGTCCATGACGGCAACTTGATGCCTTTAACGATATACGTACCTGCCGATAGATTTAGCCGCACCTTACCGTTCCCGATTGCCTTTTTAAACGCTTCTGTACTATCGTTAACGCCTGTCGGATCGGCTCCGTAGTCGTCAACGTTTACATCTCGCTCAATTTTGCGTAAAAGCTTGTTATACTCTCTGTCGAGCCGCTCTTTCAATAACGGCGCGATGTTTCCTTCCGCGTCTACACGAGCGTCAACGACCTCTTTTACGTTTGTGCCATCCGCGTTAAGGATAAGATTTCTGATACGGTTATACAGGCCGTCGATATATGTGCGCAAAGAAAAACCTCCATGGTCGATTTGCTCCGACGTGTGGGCGGTTTTCGCGTTCTTATGTGCGGCCAATTCCGTATACGATCCTTTAATATCGTCCGCAATGTCATCGAGGTTTTGGTTGTGGTCGTTACGAAAAACACGGTCCCACGCCGCCCCGGCCTTTCTGTACGGAAATTTCGGCATTGTATTCCTCCTCGTTATTTATTCTCCAGCGCAGTCAGGCGCTTGTTTATAGATTCGAGCTGTTGCGAAAGTGTCGATATATCCACCGTAGCCGTACCGACCTTGATGCGCTTCAGCTTTGCGAAGTCGGCTGCGCTCATCAAGCCGTCCGTTGTTTCGGTAGCCAGCGAGACAGAAACTTGGCCGTCGGGCCCCAATACGATACTCGCCAGCTTCACATAGTCCGATGAGCTCATAAGACCGTCCGTTGTTGCGTTTGCCCGGCCGTACGTAGGAATCGACAGCTTTGTCGGATCATACCCGTCTTCGTAAATCGCGTCTTTTCCGATAGTTATGTTTCCGCTTATGGCGCTGCCTTTCACCTTTCCGGTCGACGTGTCGATAAGTTTGGAGAGCGTGCTCTGCGTACGACCAAGCTTTGCGACAGTTTTACTGATATTCGGCCGCAATTTTCCGAAAGTAAAAACAGACGGTTTATTCGGATCGGAGTAAGATTCGACACTGACAACGCGAAGTTTGGTGCGTAAATCAAATGGCTCTAATACACACCATACGTAATCACCTTTTCGGATGTCTTGCATTTTCAAAGCTTCGACTTCTACATATGTCAAACTGATAGATATTTCGATCTTATCGGTCAGTTCCTTCTCTAGTCGCTGTTCAAGTTTCCCCTCGTCCTTCGCCGTGTAAGAATCGTCGAATATCGGATTTGCGTGTTTAATTCCGTAGATTGCAGCCAAAGGGCTTTTGTATTCAGCTTCAACCGCATATTTCCCTGTCTTGTCGTCCTTCTTTCCGAAGCCCTTGATAAACGTTTTGATAGAAGAAGTGTCAATCTCTTGCGTTGGATCTTTTACATTTACTCGGTCGCGAATAACATAGTCCGTATCTCTCGCTATCTCCTTCGCGAAATATACTTTCTTTCCAATACACTCATATTCAGCCGTGTATTTTTCCTTTATATCGTTTAACAGACCGAGTGAGTACCCGTTCCCAAAGTCCTCTACTTCAAACGAATCACCGAGCCCATCCGGTACAACCTCGTAGGAATATCCAGAACCTTTTAATGCGATATCCAGCATATCTTCGAGGTAAAGTTTTTTCTTTTTTCCCGAAGTCTCGTACACGTAATTCTCTCCGAGATCTGAAAATGATCGGTGCAAGGCCGTAATGTCGACCTTTAGTCTCTTGCCACCGATCGGTACATAACGCGTCTTTCTGATGATAAATTCCTCGTCTTCATAAAAAAGAGAGCCTTCATTCTGAATCAGCGGAAAGGAGTGCGCGTTCCGATCCGTCTGTATAACTGATACGTCTAAAGATCTACCGTTATCGATTTCATCTTTCTTCGTCACGCTGAAGTCCGTTAGGGCTTCGACCTGATTAACGAGATTCTTTACAATTAGACTAGACATGGCGCACCTCCCTACGCGTAATAGTGGAATCTGAAATCAAACGCGACCTCAAAATCCCCGCTCGTTCCGCTTAACTCAAAGTCGTTCCACCCGGGCTCTAACGTAATGAGTCCGAAATTTGTCTGCCCGAAGATGCTAACGTTCCCCTTTTTCGCAGTAACCCCAGAAATTTGAATCGCTTCCTTCGCGGCAGATGTGCCGGAAAACGTCCACAGATCGCCCGTCGTTCTATTCTTAATCGCCAGCTTGTTAGACGCACCTTTATACGTAATCTTTAAAGGCATGTATCTCGGATCTAGCCGGACGGCTCCCGCATTGAAAATACGAAAAGTCTTCGTCTTGTGTTTGTACGAAGGGATATCGTCCGTCAGCCCTTCGCCTATCTGCCATTTGTTCGCATCAAAAGTAAATGCATCCAACGTTGTGCCGACTGATTCGCAATAAGTCGAGGCACTTTGGAAAGTCAGCGTAAAGTCGCCGAAGCTGCCAATTCTGTCAGGCGTGAATGATGCGCTTAGCTCGACCCGCCACCGTTTTTTCGGCGTCGCTTCCGAAACTAAAAAGAACTCCTCCTCGCGATGAAGCGCGTGAAAGAGTTCCGCTTGTAGCAAATGAAAATCAACGTCATCGGCTCCGAGCAAGATACATTCGGCAGTAAGCGTTCTGGCTCCGAATTTTTTTCCTACTCGAACTACGCCGTCCCTTCCCGGAACCGTTTCGTAATCAATGTCGGGAGTGGGCGAAGCAATCTTGAAACTTCGCACAAGGACCGATAAATCGCGAGCCATATCGATTATGCGTCCGTCCTTGTAAAGTATCCGGAAGTTGCTATCCGTAATAGGGACGCCTGATGGAGGCGTTGTATAGACACTCGAAAAAACGTCGATAGATATCTCCGGCTCTTCAACGACAACCGGAGCCGGGTTGTTTGTCTCCGGCGTAGAAGGAGTCGACGGATTCGATGGAGACGGGGCGGTGTCATACTTCGTCAGATTATACGTTTCAATAATTCTGTTAAGCTTTGACGCGTAAGACGGGTCCGTTGCGTATCCAGCATCTACTAGCGCAGCCGTCGCTTTTTTGTAATTCTTCTCGCCTACGACTGCCTTGTAGTGATTCGGGTCCCAACTGACGCCATTTACGTAAAGCTTCGCAAGGTCTTGCATCGACTCATACCACGTCGGGTACTTTCGGAACTTGGCGTCAACCTGAACGTTCCTTCCGTTGATCACTTCCCACGTTTTCATGATGACGTATTTTCCGTTATATTCGCCCTTGACTCCGAAAAGGTTCTTTCCATTAACGGCAAGACCACTGGTTCCGTATGCACTTTCGAGACATCCCTGTGCGATTACAAGGCTGGCGAGAATTTTATAATTTACAAATATCTTCTGCGCATCCGGAGCGATTTTCTTAATGAAGTCCGTATTTCCCATTCGAAATCACCTCCCGCTCCTTAGACTTTCTATATCAAGGCCGTCTTGTTGGATCGCGCTGATATGCGGCTCAATTACGTGGCCGAGTTCGTATCCATCTACGATTATGGAAGCGCCACCCTTCGTCTTAATCGCCTGCTCAATCGATCCGAGCGCGCGCAGCATATCCGATGATAAGCCAGAATCTCCTCCGAGTCCCGCCGTATGTCCTGCGTCTATCATTCGCATAAGATTCGCCTGTTGCGCTTCAGTAAGCACCATTTCGTTACGCAGGGCCCGTATATCGACTTCGTGGCTCATCGGATTAGCGAATTGAGACGCAAGGCCGCCGATATGAAGTTTATTGATCTGCCCGAGGCCGATGACGCCGCCAGTGTGGTAAGTACCTTCGTTCCCTTTTCCGCGACTTACGGCACGCTCCGTCTTCATAGAAACATCCGATGTAATTGTCGTGATGCGTTTCGTGATGTCCTTACTTAGAGCAGCGTTCATTCTTTGGGCTTCTGACGTAATATCCGCGACCCGCCCCCTTGCGGTACGAAGGTTTGCGATCTCGTCGTCAATCGCTTTAACAGACTTCCGGTACTCATCCGTTTTACGATCAGCAACATTCGTAACATTTTTAAGGTTCGCCTTCGCATCTTGTAAGCGTCCAATCTCCTTATCGATCACTCTCACGCCTTCGCCCTTTTTGGCGTTTAATCCAACTTGACGGAGCTCAAGGTCGATCATTTTCTGATTAACGACATCTAGCTGATTGATATTCTCACGGGTCTTTTGGAGCTCTTGATTCTTGGAGCTCAGGTTTTCCATATTTGTAGAAAACTGTTCTCGTAATCTCTGCAACTTTGTTTGCTCTAAGTTGAGCTCATTTTCAGCTATTGCCACCCGTGCTGTATCTTTAGCCTCTTTAGCTGCCGCCAATTCGCTCTCTTTAGCTGCCACAACTTGTAATTGATCAGATACCTGCTGCTCTAAATCGGATCGCTCTCTCGTCAACGCATTAACTTTTTCTTTTAATCGCGCTTCTTCGGCTATATATTTAGACATATTGGCCTCAGCTTTAGCCCTTTGGGTTTCCAGCTCCAGCCGAAGTTCCTCGGCTTTTTCTTTGTTAAGACGCTTTAATGCGTCTGTGTTCTTTGCTGCGGCATTGCCTTGCTCGCTGATTGCGGCCGCAGTGTCCGGAGCTTTTGCGATAACCTTATCGTTTAAATCTAAGTAGCGATTAAATTCCTCATTTGTAAGACCTGATTTTTTTCGCAACTCTTCCTGTTCTTCCTTCATCCGTTTAATGGAATTGGCATCCGTCTCCGTTTTAATTCGATCATTCAAATCGAGATAGTAAACGAATTCATCGGCAGTCAGCTTCGTTTTATTTTGAAGTTTATCGAACTCTTTCGTTAAGCTGTTGATAGAATCAATTTCCTTCTGCTTCGACTCGGCCGCCTCTAAACTAACGGTGTTCATCTGATCGTACCCCGCTTTTACCCCGACGAGAGCCCCCGCTAATAAAGAGAGCCCGGTGATCACCCATCCGGCCGGCCCCATCGCAACGAACAAACCGCGTACTGCGATTCCGAGTTTCACCATGGACGATGCTACCAGCGCCACCGCTGCCGCCGCGCCCGCCATTTCGAGGCCCGTCGTAATGATTCCCGGATTCAGTTCGCTAAGGAACTCGACCACTTTCGTACCGGTATCGACAATTTTTCGGAAAGTAGGTAAAAACTCGTTACCGAGCGCAATTCCGAGGCCGTCAAGCGCAGACGTAAACTGTTCGAATGACCCTTTGAGGTTATCCATCTGCGTTTTTGCTACTTTGTCCGCAGTCCCGCCGGCTTCCTTCAGCGTCTTCGAATAGTTGCGCAGTCCCTTTTCTCCGACGCCCAAAAGCGTAACGAATCCGGAAGCCGCTTCAACTCCAACGAGCTGTGCCGCCGCTGCCGTTTTCTGCGCCGACGTCATCCCTTCGAATTGCTTCGAAATATGGCCGACGAGTTCCGGTATCGGCTTTAGATTTCCGTGCGCGTCCTTTACTTCGATGCCGTACTTTTTCATCGCCTTTGCCGACTGCCCTACCGGATTCGTAAGGTGCAAGAGTGACGCACGAAGCGCCGTACCCGCCATCGATCCCTGAATACCGGCGTCTGACATTTTCGCAACGGCCGTCGCAGTATCTTCGATGGAGTAACCGAGAGAGTGCGCGACAGGGGCGACGAATTTCATTGCATCGCCTAATTGCGGTAGATCCGTATTGGCCGTCGTCATCGCTTTCACAAGTACGTCTACGGCGTGCCCGGAGTCTTCCGCTTTAATGCCGAAGCCGGTCATGATGTTCGAAACGATATCCGCTGAACGTCCGAGCCCTTCGCCTGAAGCTGCCGCCAAGTTAAGCACGGCCGGCAACGATCCGACTTGCGCTTTTACGCTGAAGCCCGCCATCGCAAGGTATTGAAGACCCTCGGCCGCCTCGACTGCGGTGTATTTTGTTTCGGCGCCCATCTTAGCCGCGATATTCTTCAGATCTTCGAAGTCCTGACCGGTTGCGCCGCTGATCGCTTTAACTCGCGACATGGCCTCCTCGAAGTCAGCCGCTTTCTTAACGGAAACACCGATGCCGGCTACGACTGCGCCTCCGACCGCAAGTGAAGCCTTTTGGATGAGGCCCATTTGCTTCGAGAGATTCGCAGATGAACGGCCCATTTGATCCATATCGTTTCGAGCTTGCTGAGATCGACGGGACCAGTCCGCCATGTCTAATACGAGCCGCGCCCGGATTTCTCCGACTGTTGTTCCGGCCATCTATTTACCTCCTTTCCGAAAATTCCCCTGTAAAGCCCGTAATTGTTCGAATTTCTCACGGTCGAATTTCACTTCAGGCCGAAGTCCTGCCGCCCGAATTAACGAATTCATGAGCTGTTTATACTCATCGTCCTCACTTGCCCGACTATTCGTCGCAAGAAGTACGCGAATGTCTTCTATCCGCCTTACCGCGCCTTGTTTCGTCTTGGCGCGCACAAATTTCGGTATATCCACCATATAAAACTCGTTTTCTATCTGATGCTGCGTGACGCCCAAACTGATAGCCGCTTCGATTAGATAGTCGTCAATCGTATACGGATCGCCCTCTTCGTCTACTTTTCGAGTTTCGGAAGAAGGCTCTTCACGTTTTTTGCTTGCGAGTCAAGACGGTTCCTTTTGACAGTGAGCGTGATGTACTCGATAATTTCGTCCGTACCGACTTCTTCACGGATGTACTCGGCATCTACGCCGCTCAATAATGCCGTAATCTCGACGATCTCATCCATGCCGACCTCAACCGCGCTCACTAAATACGAGTAGAAATCCGTTTTAGGCGCGCTGAAGACCTCCAGAACGAGAAACGGAATTTTATCGAGCGCTGCGAAAAGCTGTTTCCACTTGGCCGGAGTGAGCTTCGCGACCTCGACCGGATACTTACCGAGCTGGATCGAATCTGCCTCCTGTTTCTTTTTGAAAATGTTCATGCGACTCTCCTTTCGTTAATTAAAAAGACACCGCCCCTCGACGATGCCTTTCGTTTGTTATTCGCTACCGGTTCCGGAAGAGGTCCCGGCCGTTTCGTCGCCCATAATAAAAAGATCGCCGTCTCCCATCGTGTCCGGATAACCGGTAAACGTTAGGTTAGCGATCCTCTCATTATCGGAATCATACGTATATTCGATGTCAGTCGACGCACCAGCTAATGGAATCGTGAGCCAATCGTTGGCCGTCGCTTCCGGATCTGTCGGCTTAATTCGTAAAGGCTTCGCATCCTTCAGTAAGTCATATCCGGCTTTGCCGCTGACTACTAGCTTCTTTTTGTCTCCGTCAGACACGTACTTACTGTTTGGCACCGCCTTATGAATCTTTTCTAAATCATAGATCGCAAACGGTACGGTACATTCGCAAGTTCCACCCTTTGTCCGTGAGCCTACGATCGAGTCACCGTATTGGTCGACCGTTGTATCCTGCTTAGACATCTGCGCCTTAAAAACGATGCCGCCCTTCGTGATGTCAAACGTCACCATATCCTTACCCTCGCCGTATTCGACAATTGCGGGGCCGATAGGAACTTGAATCGTTTTAATTCCAGCCATCCGTTTTCCTCCTTTATTTTTACATTAAAAAAGCGCCCGGTCGGGGCGCACTACACAATCGAAATTTAACGAGTATTGGGGACGATCATTGTCGTCGTATCCGATAAATAACGGCACCGAATTGGCCGCGCGGATAACAACGATTGAGCTATTACCGATAAACACTTCACGGAGATTCGTTAACGCTTCCTGAAGCTGATACGCTTTCTCTTCGCAATCCGCGTCGCCCCTTGCCTTTCCTCGTACGATTATTTGAAACGACGGCTGACTCTTTCCGGTCCATTGAGACGGAGGAAATCCGCCTGTAAATCGCACATAAGTACATTCGTCTGCAGCATTCCGCGGGAATCCGTTTGCGTAATAAACGCCGTCAACCCGCGATTGTATGAACGAGATTAATTCGGTTATCTTCAACGATTATCACAACTCCCTTCTCACCGCGTCTGCTACGTGATTAATATATTTCTGCGATTCACCTTTCAGTGGACGTTCCAGATATTTGTTACCGACCGGATAGCCGTTAATGCCTCCTGCACCTGCCGAAACTGGTCCGAGGTTGTAATCCGCTTCGTGCGTCCATAGCGCATAGTTAAAGCCTTTATCAACGGCCCGGAACGATACTTCACCGATCAGACTATCACGCTTTAACGTAACCTTCTTTTTCATGCCGCGACGGAGCGTGGCTTTATCAATCGGGGCGATATTTTGCGCAAGTCTAGCGAGGTCATCCGTGTTATCATGCATCGCTGTCTTTGCTGCCTGCTCAACGGCTGCCTCTCGGTTATCCAACAACGATAGAAAATTGCCAGCATCCAACGTAAAACTCATACGATTACCTCGGTCAGAATCGGCTTACCGCTGACATGCCGCTTCACGTTTATTTCCTTCGGCTTACGCTCAATGGTTTCGCCCAACTCGTTCGTGAATGCGAGTGTATCCGTATACCTGATGTCGGCTAATTTATCGACTAAGATGCGCGCCGTAGCCACGACTTCCTCGCTCTTCACAACACCGGAAGAACGTGAATTCGCAATAGTAGATCCTTCGTCGATTCGGCACTTAATTTCGAACGGCTCGACGTCCACGGGGTTTCCCCACACGTCTATATCATCTGAAGCACGAGTAACGGTTACGGTCTGACGCATCGGTATGATCGCCAATTACATCACCGTCGCTTTTACGGTCCGACCGCTAAGTTTCACGTCGTTTGCTTCTTCGATCAGGTCGATCGTCTTTTTCGGTATGAGAGACTCATCGTCAGCTCGAAGCGTTTCCTTATACGTAAACGACCCGACGCCGGTGATTGAGTAAGACGCGATGCCGTGCTTATTCAGGCGGTTCGTATCGTTATAGGCAGTTGCAAGCACATTCGTAAACTCGTAAACTGCGTCGTCAGGAATGACGTACTTACGAAATTTTCGAGCCAAGACGTCCTCGGCTACGTTTAGTACCCGCTGCTGCTTCGCGTTGTCATAGTCGTTCCAATCCTCGTTATCGATTGTCATTCGGTTAATATATTCGTTTGCAGCTTCTACGCTTAAAGCCATGCACGCAACCCTCCTTATTTTCCGGAGGACTTACGTGCAGGCTTTTTCGGCGCCTTTGCCTCCGCCTTTTCCGTCTCATCGTCTGACGCAATACAGCTAATCCATCGCGGACATAATGCATTCAACTGCTTGATTTCGGCCTGCACATCGGTTTCATAAACGCCTTTGTGGTCGAAAACGATCGTCTGGTCAGTGCCTACGGAATAAAACGGAGAAGCCTTATAGACGGCCATTATTACGAGCCAGCTCCCTCTAACGCTTTAAGCCGCGCGATGATGTCGTCATACTGCGCTTTGGTTCCGAATCCGTCCGCTCCTTTTGGCCCGGGGTCGCCTTTCGGACCGGGATCGCCTTTAGGGCCGGCAGTCCCACCGCTTTCTTGTAATTCCTGAATGATGTCACCGAGCTTTAGATCGTTGGCGACCGGCATAGATTCATTTAATCTCCGTTTCTGGTCATCTGTAATTGCCATTGTTGGCCTCCTTTCAAATTAAAAAGACGGGCCGAAGCCCGTCGATTGCCATTAAGATACAGTTGTCGAGATATTTTCGAGGATAGCGATTTTTTCGTTTGCGTTTTTGACCTTGATTCCGTATTCACCACGGATCTGACGCGCAACAAAGTCGGCACCATTTACGCTAGCATCAGTATCGTAGACGGAACGGCCGTTCAGCGGATGTAGAGAAAGAATACTACGGTCGAAGAGTGCGATTTTGTCTTTAGGGAAGTTCGGGTCCACAACTACAGTCGCAACTCCGCCACCTACCATATCAGAAACGAAGGTACTTACGCGGTGGCCTGTAGCAGCGTCCGTTCTTTCTGTTCGAATAGTATCCGTCGCCATTTTAGAGATCTGACGAGCACCCGCGGTATTTGTAAGGATTGTATTTGCTGACCCGCCGCGCTGATACACTTTTTCCATTAACGCATTAATATCTTTCGCTTGAACCTCTGCTCCTTTTAGGTTAGCCTTAGCAGCGCCTTTCAAGTTCGCAAAGTTCAGTAAGCCGCCAGTCATACGAGGCTTGCCGTCAATTCTACGGCCGTAGATCAACCAGTCGTTAAATTCACGCGCCATCTCTTTAAGACGTAATTGTACTTGATAATCAAGCTCGTTCGATACGTTATGTGTACGGACTGCTTGTTGAGTATTCGAGACGGCAGCGTATCTTTCAATGATTTGCGTGAAGTTGTAATCTACATAACGGTCATGACCCTCATCGATACCGACACCCGCACCTTCATTTTGCGGACGGGAAACAATACGCAGCTCAGAACCGGCTTTGATTTCCTCTTGAACTGTTCCGTCAAATCCGCGAACAACAGTCAGTACATCGCCAGACACGTTTGTGACTTTCAGATACTCTTCGCCAAAAACAATGATGGCATCTTTACGAAACTTCTCTCCGTCATCTTCCGCCACAGTAATTTTTCCGTCTTCCGCTACCGATTTAACAGTCGCGAGGTTTGAGTTCAGTCGGTCAGACATCCACTCGAATTTAGTCTGATAGAGCGCCTCTCCGTTTAAGCCGATTAGACCGAGTAAAGTCGGTTCATCCTGAATAATAAGGTCAATCCCTGCGTCAAGCTGTCGTACCTGATCTTTAAAATCGTAACTAGTTAACATTTATTTTCCCCCTACTTCTTCAAAAGTGATTTCAATTTGTTTGAAAGCTCGATAACCTTCGAAAAATTCTTTTCTTTCTTCGCTTCGCTTAGCTGCGCTTCTAACGTCTTGATTTCGCCTCCGTCCGTCTCTCCTCCACTATTAGAAGGTTGGCCGATCGGCTTCAGCGTTTGCTGTTTCGCAACCAAGTATGGTTTATTGTCAACGAGCCCCTTTACAACGTCCTCCATGCCGATTACTTTTCCGTCCTCAACCTTTACCGCGGATAGGTCAGCCAGACGTAAAGCGTCGTCAATGTAGGCGATGCCGTTGCTCGTAGCAACCTTGATAAATTCGTTCGCCACTTTTTCCTGTTCAGCAGCCGCTTTTAAATCTTCGATCTGCTTTACGAAGGCGGCTTCAGCTTCGGCCTTTTCGTCGAGCTGTTTCGTAAGCTTTTCCAGCTCGGTCATTTCCGCCTCTTCTCGCTCTTTCTGGGCTTTTTCGTAATCGCTAAGTTTCGCCTTCACTTCGTCATAGTCAGCGTACTTGTTCTTAACGCGCCCCTTTTCGCGAGCAATTACAGCGTTAAATTCCTCTTGCGTCATAGTCACCGTCTGCGCTTCAGGTTTATTTTCCGGCACCTCAGCCGTAGTTTGTTCGGTAACCTCGCTTGTTTGTGTTTCTTTAAGTTCTTCGCTCATACAGTCCCTCCACCGCTTAAAGCCCGTCGGCTATTGAGTGATGCAGCCGTTTCTTTTAACGTCATAACGTTCGGACAAAATAAAAAAGCGCTACACGGCGCTTGATGGGTTTCTTATTGTAGAAATTACGTGCTTACAACGTGGGTGAAATATCTCCCCGGTCGCTTTGAGTTCGTCATATGTCGGATAATTGCCGGGAGCGTCGTCAGTCAGCTTAATGATTTGTCCTTCGTGGAGACGGCATAGATCCTTCGCCCCGTGAGACGAAATTTGCGCATAATAAGCTCCGCGGCTTACCGCCTCATTCGTATGAGCTTCCCGATAGGTTTCCATCATCTTTGTGCGGACGACCATATCCGCATACACTTCCGGCTTCCATCGATTTCCCCTCGCATCAATAATGCCGGTACTCACCGAAGCTCGAAGAGACTTGCGTACCAGATCCGTTATGCTGCGCCGTCCGTTCGTCCCTTTGGTCATATTAAGGCGCATCGAATCCGACACGGCTTTCCTCACGGCGGCCCGCGTCTTCCTATCGACGTTTTGCGTAATCGCTAGTAAATCCGACTGCGTATCCGCTACAGCAGCCGCAACCATGTACTCGTTTACCTCGTTAAAAGAAACGATCTTTTCTGCGTCAGATATCGTCTTTGCTACGTCAAGCGCGACCAGTGCCCGTGCAATACCATCGGTGGCCGCCTTCGGAACATTCTTTTTGACCCATGCGGAAGATTTTTCGTCTAAATCACTGAGTATCTCGCTAATAGATTTCAAAGTCGCCAACGCGTTAGCCTTTCGAAAATTATCGAGGTCAATCCGATCAAGCTCCGCCAAGATGTCTCGTACCGCTTCCTGATAATACCCGGCAAGTCGATTCGTCTGATAATCGTATTGAGGCTCAGGAGAGCGAGACATTAACTATCGTCCTCCTCTGCGATTTCCTCTTTATCCTCGTCTGAAGGGCTCTTTTCCGGCTCTTCCTTATTAAAAATTGATCCGTCAACAAAGCCACTTGTCGTTTTTTCGTCTTCTTCAATGCGGCGAATGATTTCGTCAGCTTTTTCGTCGTCCACGTCGTCCTGCTGCTTAATGGCTCCGCGAACGTCAATCGTAGGCTTGCCACCTGTACGGATTTGCATAATTTCGGCGAGCTCTTTTTCATTCTTCGGAAGTCCGTCGCTCCAAATAGCCCGCGGATAAACCGCTTTTTCAACATCGATGATCCCGACTGCTTTTTCGAGCAGCATACACGTCCAAAGGGCGTCTCTTACCGCCCTGTCATAGTGCGCTCGTATCCGCTTTACCTTCGAAAGAATCGGCATGAAGCGAGCTTTGATCGCCGCGCCGTCTGTGTGAGACGTGCCTGTGCCGCCTGAATTATCTCCGGAAATCGTCGTGCCGAATAACCACTGCGGCGTCTCGGCCATTTGAAAGACATTACTGAATAGGACGTCAAGCTCTTTGAACGCTGCGTCAAGCTGCGCCTGCCAAACCATATAGCCCGGAGTCGTATCGTCTTTTGTAACCGGAATGTACTTGCCGCCAAACTGAACCGAATCCCCGGACCCTTCTAAGTCCGGTCCATACGCAGTCGGGTCGCTATGCTTCCATAGGATGTAATCGATCTGCACCAGACGATCGTTAATTGCCGCGAGCGTCGTTTCGATCTTCTCCAATCCGCCAATACCGAAATAGCTATCATCGATTGACTTGTACGGAATGTGAAAAACCGGAATATGCGGAAGGAACGTCTCTTCGTGATCTTCTTCGCGGCCCGTCGGCACCTCTTCGCCTATATTGAAAACGCTGATTGGGGCGCCACCTGAAACATCGACGCCATTCTGATATAGTCTGTAGCGCGTATAGAAGATGTGTCCCGGTATATGGCGCTCTACGTTTAGGAAAGGAATTTCCGTCTGCTCCGTCTCTACCCATTCGACTTGGGCTATATTGACCGCTTTGATCTGCTTAACGTTCCCGGCTGAAAACTCAGGGAAAACGCAATTCGCATTAACATGCTCAACAACGGACTCCATTTTCGCATCTTCTGGAATCTCTAAGCCCCTCGCGATAAGTTCGGAATAGTCTTGGCGGTAGCCAAATCGAACCTTAATCCACGCGTCACCGCGATATCCGTTCGACATGGCGCTCTCGTGCAGCAGTTGATTGAGATCGTTTTCTTCTACATATCGGTTGAGCGCCTTTTGCTCTCCGCTAGTGTCGTCCAGTCCGCTCTCAAAGTGAACCGGTTCTCCTACCAACAGATCCGCAGGCTTCGTTACCAAAATATCCGCGAGATTGATAGCGATGTAGAGCTTTTCGAGCTGTTTCGCTTGTGGCGAATCTTTTAAAATGTCCGTAGCCCTTTCGTATACGTCTCGGTGATTTCCTTCGAAGAGCTTACGCATACGTTTATATTTCGCCAACCTCTTGATTGAATCGTCCGGAGGAAATTGCGCGCCTTCCCGAATGATGCTGTACGTCTTTCTAACCGTGTACTCATCCGAAGGCTGGTCGTGTTTCTTTAGTAAATTGAAAAACCCCAACGCTATTCCTCCTCTCCGATAATGTCAGCCAGTTCTTCGAGTTCCTTCTCGATATCTTCGTTACTGCGGGCGCCTCCGTCTGCTTCATTGGTCGTTATCTGACGATCGGTCAGTAAGCCGTGGCGACGCATGAACAAGTCGATAGCTTTAACTGAAGGCTGCGGTCCTTTTATCAGCTTTAGGAGTTGCCCGTATACTTCGGACCGGTGCCCGGAAAGCATGTCGTCCGCTAATAGATTCATGTATTCGATGAATATCGGATTTTGAAACCGCCATCGATAGAGCGTCATACGACTTACACCGATTTCTTCGGCCAATGCGTCCTGACTTCGTTTGTTCCCGTCTTCGGGCGTGACTTCATTACTCGCAACGACTTGCGCTGCCTTGCGTTGCTGAAGCGTTAGTTTTGCTTCTAGCTCTTTCATCCGCGACATTTTATCGCCTCCTTTCTTATAGCCATCCCGGCTTATTCACCAACCTTGTTTTCGGTCTGAATACGGATTCGAGCGCCTGCTGAAGCGCGTCGAGTGAATCAACGTAATCGCCGAAAGGATACTGCGCCATCTGATCGAGAAGCATCGTGTGCCTATCGTTCAGAATCAGCGTTTTGTTATGCAGCATCGGCTCCATCGACTGAATACGCTCGTCTTTCGAAGACTTATGCGATTTCACATCGTTCACGCGACACGTATAAAGACCTTCCTGCCGGACCCGCTCCTGAAGCTGACGATAATATTCGTGCTGCGCGTTTATAGTTTCGACATTGAAGGAACGATGCCGATATTGTTTGATTTTCCGAATAATGACGTCAATGTATACGTGCGCCGGCTCCTTCGACGCGTATTCATCAAGTACGAAAATGTATCCGGTCGGCTCGTGCTTACCAAGCGTAATAACTGAGTTATAGCAAGACCGCGCATTCTTACCCTGCGCGATATCCCACGCGCCAACAATCAGAAGATCGCTGACCGGAATTTTCAATTCGTTGTACACGACGTATGCTGTTCCGTTCTCGTGGTAGTAGTGATAGTAAGCGTAGTTATCCGGAAAGAAAAACTGCTCGTCTTCACTGAAAGCCAAGTTTCGGAATTCCGAATTGTATGCGCGCGTTCCCATGTTTACTTTTTCGTGCATAAGCTCGCGGTAGGTCCAGCGCCAAGGCCACGCCAGTTCGACGCCGTCCTCCAACGCCTCTTTATGCGCTTCGTAAAATTCGTCAGCCTCTTCGATCGTTTCTGCTCTCGCATAGACCTCGCAGTATTTGTCCCATAATTCCGGATGTGTTGGCTCGCTTATGATCGCTCCGTGAAAGCTCGCCTTGAAATCCTTACGCTTCAGAACGTGGTTAAGAAGCCCGGTCGCTGAAACCATCGTCCCGACTAACACGATTGCCGTCGCCTTGGACCCAATAGGAACAACGACGGAGTTAAACCAGTGAACAAGCTTTTCCCGCGCTTCCTTGGTTCCTTCGTTGTTTGTCGATGATGGATCGTCAATTATTACGAGGTCCGGCCGGACTGCTCCATGCCGCTTACCGCGAAGCTGCTTACCGGAAGAGGACGACTCGATAAGGATATTCGTCGTGGTAATGAACGCCTCTTCGTTATCCTTTTCGTTGCGGCTCGCCGACTCGTGCATCATAGGGCCGAAGTCTTCCCGCAGTTTAGCGTTAAACTTCATCTGCTTGTTAACCCATCCGATAAGCTTTTTCGAGAGCGAATCCGTCTCTGATATCACGAGAATATATTTGCGCTTTCTATAAGCCGCCTGATGTAACGGCAAAGCGTTCGAAAACATACCGGATTTCGAGTGACCCCGCGCAGCCGCGATTGCAAGCCGCGCGTTCCTTTTCTCTTCGTTGACGTAATCGCAAAGCTCAAAAAACTCTTCGTGGATCTTCGCAATATCTTCAATGCCGTCGTGAGGCGTCCCGTCATCTGAATTTCTTACGACGTTATCCTCGTTTTCCGGGTTTAGGCCGTCGCTCAAATACTCGTAGGTGAAATATGCGATATCCACTTCGGCACGATGAACGCGCTTCAGCTTAATTAATTCGGCCTTGTTCTTCCGGAACATATCGATATGGTAATCGGTGGCTTTTTTCGCTTTAATGAGGGCCGCTAATCGGCGCACACTCTCGATCAATAAGTCGATACGCTCCTGCCGCTCTCCACGATCCAACCATTTTCCGTTAATATACGCCAAATTATCGCCCTCCTTTCGCTTGACTTTCGTTATTATTTTCGTTAATATGAATTTAACATATTGAGAACGGAGTGAAATTCGAATGAACGAAGTCCAACCGATTAGAGAAAAACGCCAAATAAACGCAATAAAAAAAGCCCTTCGCGGGCGTGATCTGCTTTTATTTACGATCGGCATTAATTCCGGTCTACGCATTTCCGATATACTTGCGCTAAAAGTCGGCGATGTGCGCGGAAAGGACTTCGTTGCAATTACGGAAGGGAAAACGAAGAAATCAAAACGTTTCTTCTTCAATGCCGCAATCAAGAAAGCTGTTGACGATCTGATTCCGGCCGAAGCAAACGATGACGACTGGCTTTTCCCTTCTCGGAAAGGTTCGAAAGCTATTACCCGCGTCCGTGCCTATGGCATCCTTAACGAAGCTGTTGAGCGCGCAGGCCTTTCGGAGAAGCTCGGCACAATCGGCTGTCACTCATTGCGTAAGACTTTCGGCTATCACGCGTACAAGAACGGCACAGATCTTACGCTACTTCAATCGATTTTCAATCATTCGAAGCAGTCGGTCACGTTGCGGTATATCGGAATCAATCAGGACCGGATCGACGAAGTATACGCGAATGTTAATCTATAAGACGACGGGCGCCCCAACGTTTGAGCCGCAGCCAACGTAGGTGTGCTCGTCTTTTTTCGTATACGCCGGCTGCGGCTCCGACTTCTTCCTGCCGCTTCCGTATTTCTGCTCCATACCGCAGCAGACACATCGACTTGCAATCGCATACTTCGAAATGGCGTGAACAATTGGACGGGGCACAGTGTGACTCCGTCTGCTTATTCGTCACGGCGACGTACATCCTCGACAGAAATGATTTTTAATAGTCGTTTGATTCGTTGCCCTCTCGGAATACTGACGCCCTGATCTACGAAAACTACTTTCCCATTTAAATCGGGCGCATTTCTTCGGCTTTCTCTCGTTAGATAAGCAACGTCTTTAAACGTAGCCTCTAACGCATGGACAGACGTGCTTGTTCCCACCGCTCTGCCAACATAAATATCGCCTTCTGCGCCTGAAGAATACGCCCCGTAAATGATTCCGTTTGCTAATCGAAAGTCTTCTGAATAGCAACTGCCTGCCAAGCGTTTTACATTCTCGATATATCTGCCGTAGTCAGTACCACAAAACTCCGGGTTCTCTACTCGTAATTCCGACCGCACTAGTGATATCGCTTCATCAATTTCCTCGTGGACGTTATGTCCGCAATTTTGTACGGATATCAGCCTATCTAAGTAGGCTAGCCTATCGTTTATCGTCGTCATCTTCATCGTCTCCTTTTCGTTTCTTAAAGCGCGTTTCATCTTGAAACATGCTTTTACAGGGGCGGCAGGGATCGAACCTACCCACGCGGTTTTGGAGATCGCATCGCCACCGAGGAACATGCGCCCCTATTTGCCACACCGACCGGGGTCCGCATTGTTAAGAGGCGTGTCGGTGGGTGCGCTAGCGTCACCGGAAGGCCCGTAAGCACATTCCGACTGATCAGTAAAACGCAAGCACAAAAAGACCTCCGCCGTAGGGTGCGGAAGCCTCGTTCTGATTGCGGTGATCTACAAAACCTCGACGCCTGCCAACTCCGCAAGCTTTTGGAAAGCTACGTTATTGACTAACGGACCTGCCTCGCTTTCATATCCGCAATCTTTAAGCTGCTCGACGATTTCTTTTAACGTTTTAAATTCCGCCATTCGATTCGTTCACCCTTTCGTAAGTCTTTTCGAAAATGTCGGGCTTGCACAGGTAAAGTTCGCCTTCTATTCCACGAATAACGTAGTCGCCAACCTGTGCGATCATATCTCCCTCTAAAGTCTGAATCGTTAAAGTCGGATATTCGCTCTGGTAACTGTATACGATCGTCCTTCCGCCAGCCAAGTTCGAAATATCAGTGATTGAATGCGCCGTATCCTCGAATTTTACCGCTTCTATTTCAATCGGCTTTTTACGATATTTCGCCACCCTTTCGTCCTCCCTTCAAATCACACGAAATTAGCGTATCTAACGCTTACCCTACCGAATACCCTCCGGCCGGATTAAAACGGCTGTGGCCCGTTTATTTCGTGGAATAATTGTATTCTATTTCGTCTGCGTTGCAATCCTCGCAATAAAAGTGTGCAGCCATGTCGAAGTTTCCGAAAGCTACAACGTTCTTTGATCCGCAACATTTACATGTGATTTCGAAATTTTCCAGCGTTAGCACCTCCGTTATGTTAATCCGCCATAATAACAAGCCTCGTAATATTCGTCCCAACATTGCTCGCACATATGACGATCGTTAATATCATCGTATTCTACTTCACCATCTTTTTCGCAAACGTCGCATTTATGGGGCAACGTCTACACCTTCGTTTAGCGTCGAATATTCAACGGAAATCGGCGTCGAGCTGATCGGCTGATTCGGAACATTTACTATCGGTCCGACAATTTCGTCTTTCAAAATAGCGTATAGAACGCCTTCGCCTGTAAGAGCGATTTTCTTCTCCATTTCCGTGATCACCTCCGTTTAGTTGACGCCCCGAGTTCGAAAAATTGTGCGCAAGTTCCGGTCAGCAGTCGCGCCGGTATTTTTGGGGGCGGTTGGGGGCCCGGCGTTTCTGCGATTCTTCGTTTGGGTCATCGTATATTAAATACACATTTATGAATAACGAATTTAACAGAAGTAAATTGAGTTACATTCGAATCAATAGACAAACGTTGATATGATAGCGTTCGTCATCGTTTACTCATCGCAATTAATCGTATGTTGTTTATGCATTCGACAACCCGCGCCACGCCTGCACCCTGCCGCATGCCATGTGCCGTATGCTATGTATAGGATCGTGCATATTGCGTTGGTCATTCGGTTTGACCCCGTGAGTTTCGGAAGGGCTCATCCTCCGGCACTGGCTCGTTGCTGTCCGCCTCATCATGCATCGCAACCGGACGCCTCTCCGTCGCCTCCCTTCCTATATAACTATACGCATGCCTATACGGTGTTACATATAGCGTATGTGTGCCGGCCATATCCCGCCTGCCTATCGCTAGGTTATACGGTATGTTACGTCCTTCTATAATACATAGATAACTAACGGCTTAAATTATACGGTATTAACGTTAAGTTTCCGAAATTAATTTCGTTAGGTTAGCGCAGTCCTTTCCGATTGTATTTAAAACATAGCGCTAATTCCGGTCACTTCGTTCCCTACATACGCGCAGATATTAATTAATAAGTACTTGATCGCGATAATACTGGACGAAGTGAAACGGAGTTCCAGAGGCTTGTGAATCACAAGACTAAGAAGTGATTGGCGACCTAAAACGGCTGTATCCCTTGCGTCTCTAAGCGCGAACCCACTTTTCTGGTGTACGAATAAAGTCGTGTTTTTGCCCGATTTGTACGAATAAAGTCGTGTTCATTATCAATTAGGTTATCGTAATTGAGAATCGAAGAATAACCGAACCCACGAAAAAAGACGCCAACTTTTCGTCAGCGCCTCAACGTAAGTATTTTTCCGGCTAGAAACAACCCAACGACAGCCCTCCGTTTCAGCATCGCCAGATATAACCGCCTCGCCCTGCTCTCCTCGTTCTCCCACGCTATCGCAACCGCCTTTCCTACGTTCGGATGTTCGACTATGCGCTTAATCAGCGCCAACTTTTCGCGTACTGTTTTACGGCATCCCGGCTTGAATTCGTTTTGTATGCAGCCGTTGACCGCGATATAACATTTCCGCCGCGCCAGATCTACCGCAACTTTCTCGCTGTATAAGCCCCACCGTTTCGCGTACCGTTCGAGTGTATTACTATCGATATATGAATCGAATAGCTCCGGATTATATTCGCGCATCAAACTGGCGTCATTAATCTGCCGGTAATGGTACAGCGGCTTATCGATATAGTACGCCGTCTGACAATACGTAAACGCGTCCATGTTGAACAGCCAATCTTCGCCGAGGTACTTGCCGTCAGGAAACGTTATGTTATGCGTATCGAGCATACTTTTGCGGACCACCTTACCGACGCCGCCGTACGATCCGTTGTATAAGAAATCCGTTAATATGGTCGCCTTAATCTCGTCCCGCCTGATCGGCTCATTTGCTTTCGCAATATAACTTTTCGTAAAGCTTTTCGTTGTATCTTCGTAATCCCACCGCATGTCCGTAAAGACGATATCTGCGTTATTTTCACGGGCAGCTTCGTACATAATCGCGTAAGCTTCCGGCTCAATCCAGTCATCCGAGTCGATAAAAGCTACGTATTCGCCGCGCGCCTGCTTCAGCGCTGTATTACGCGCCGTGCCCGGCCCTTGATTCGCCTGATAGATCGGTTTGACTCGTTCATCTATCGTAGAATAGAATCGCAGGATATTGCGTGTTGCGTCGGTGGAGCCGTCATCTACGACCAAAACCTCGATATTTTTAAGCGTCTGTCCGAGCACGCTGTCGATGCAATCGCAAAGATATTTTTCGCCATTGTATACCGGTATAATAACGCTCATTTTCGGATTCATTTATAACCGCCCTCCAAGTTCGGGAATTCCCGTACTTTTATCGATAGGATAATTATACCAACGCGCGCTCGAATTTCAAGACAAAAAAAGACGCCGATTTATTCAGCGTCCTCTTCTGCGGCTTCTTCAATTTCGAATAGCTCATCGACTTCTACGCCGAGCGCTTTCGCTATTGAAAAAACGTGCCAGTCTTCGTGGCGACTATTCTTATCAAATCGCGATATTGAACCTTGCGGCACGCCCGATGCTTCCGATAGTCTTACCTGCGTCCACCCTTTCGCCTTCATAACGGCGTTTAAACGTGGCGTTGCATTTAGTTTCATTTCGACCACCTCTGCGACCATTATACGATATCGAATAAATTTCTGCAAATCCGTTGACACACGTTATCGTATATCGTATATTTAGAACGACGAAGGGCCCTCGTTAATAAAATCCGAGAGGGGTAACGAAATGATTAATGATCCTCGAAAACTGAATAAGGCGATTAAAGAACGAAACGGAGGCGCAGCCCCACCGACCAAAGCAAAGCTGCACCGTCCGAATCGAACGAAGCACTTCCAGTATATCACAGCGTTTATTCTATGCGCAATGTTATCCGCATTCACTTCAGTCACCGCACAAGCCACCGATGTTTACCGCAACTTTGCCGAACTCCAAGCCACCGAACCCGAGACGAACTACAACATTTTCGCAATCGACCACGCCACGCCCGTTTTGATACTCGCGCCGCACGGCGGCAGTATTGAGGGCGGAACTAGCGAATTATCCCGCGAACTCAGTAACGACTATTCTACTTATCTATTCGAATCACTCAAGACCTCCAACGGATTCGACCTTCACATCACGAGTACCCATTTCGACGAGCCAACCGCGCTAGATATGACCGCCCGACACCAACGCGTTATATCGCTTCACGGATACAGCGACAGCACCGAGCACATTATCGTAGGCGGTACCGATCCGGTCCGCGGCCAGACGTTAGTAGATCGCTTGAACGCTGCTGGCTTTAGTGCCGAACTCGTAGGCGCTGGACATCGATTCGCAGGCGCAAGTAGCGCGAACATAGCGAATAAGTGCATAACTGGCGAAAGCTTACAGATCGAGCTCAGTACCGGTTTGCGTAAAAGCATGTTCGGTAAGTTCTCGCTTAACGGACGCGCCGGAACCGAAACCGCGACGTTCTACAAGTTTACCGGTCTACTGTCGGAGTTCATTAACGAAAACTATAACGTTGGAGGTAACGAATAATGATGCGGTATACGTTGGAAGCTGAAAAATACGATGTACGTTGGGACGGGACTGAGGCGGCTATGACTACGCAAGGAATTAATCGCGCAATACACGAGGCGGCTGAGGCCGGTTATTCTGAAGTGGAAATCCCTAAGGGAAAATACCTTATCGACGCAGTAAACCGTATTGCAGTTAAACCGGAAGAAGGCGCAGGGATACGTGTACCATCGTACATGACCTTAATATTACATCCGAAAGCAGAATTTATTGTAGAGCCAAACAGTTCTTACGGATATTCCTGCATCTACCTTGGTGAGGTCGAAGACGTGACAATAAAAGGCGGAAAGATACGCGGCGAACGTTATCAGCACGACTTTACCGGGCACGGCAATCTAAAAAAGAAGGAAACTCACGAATGGGGTTACGGTATAAACGTACATGGCGCCAAGGATGTCGTGATTGAAGGCGTGGATATTTCGGAATGTACGGGCGATTGTATTATGGTGAACGCGCAAGGTATGTTAAACGTTCCTTGGACGTCTTACCGACCTGCCCGCAACGTTACAATTGAGCGTTGTAAATTAGACGGTGCTCGGCGAAACAATATATCGGTCACTGGCGGAGAAGATGTAAAGATCGATAAAAACGTAATAACCAACGCTGGCATAAACGATGGCTGCAAGCCTATGTTCGGCATTGATATCGAAGGTTACGGAGAAGGCAATATCGATTACGAAGAGCCTCGCAATGTGAGGATAACGAATAATACGTTCAAAGGAAATATATTGCAGTCCGTTTGTAATTTCAGCGGATACGAGGTCGTTATTTCCGGAAACTATTCTGATAACTCCATCTCTTACGGATTCGGAACCGACACCACTATCTCGAATAATACGTTAGTACGTACGGACAAGAAATATACCGCGATTACGAGCCTTGGCGTGTCGGCTGGCTTTAGTGGAAATAATATATCAATTACCGGAAATACGATAAAAGGCTTCAGCAGTGGTATTGACGTTCGCGGAGCAGACGTTTCAGCATCCGGCAATACAATTTCGGAGCTTAGTGCTGACGGCACCGCATTGGCTACCTTCGAAGCCAAGAACGTTAAGTTTTCGGATAACATCGTAAACCATTGTCCGGGTAAATTATGTAGTGCCCGTAACTCAAAAGATATAACGTTTGAAGGTAACGCTCTCAACGACTCAGATATTACAGCGATAGAAATCGTCGATTCAACTGATGTTACAGCGAGAGCGAACGTTATTAAACGCAGTAAGCAAGGCGTCGTAGTTACGCGGTCTTCGGCGAAATTGATAGATAACGACATTGATCTTACCGACTACTCTGGCGCAGTAGGATACGCTATATCTTTCGATAGGGGAAGCGACGTGGATATTAAATACACCCGTATACCAAAACCGGCAAACATGGCTATTTACGGAGAAAGCACCGAAGGTCGAACCGTCCGCATTAAGAACAACGACATCACTGACGCGAAATGTCTGATACCGATTTACGTTGTCGGCGGCAAAAACCCCGAAATATCCGGAAATGACATAACGTTTAATCGTAAGGCTTCCGGCGGTTACGGAATTCAAACGAAAAACACCGACGGTGCATTAGTAAAAGAAAACGTTGTGCACTCCGTCAGTTCTTTCAGGCTGTACAATCCGATAAAGACTTCCGAGTCTATTAATTCGCGGGTCATCGGGAATAAGGTATCCGGCACCCTATCACTCAACGAAACCGATATAGAAACGAATAATATATCAATTTAACTGTTGACTTACGTTATACGATATCGTATAATAGAATTATAGGGAGGAGGGGAAAACGATTTGAACGCGGAAACGGTACTAATTATAACGGCGATAGTAAACTTCGTCATTGCGGTAACAAATCTGGCAACCGCCTGCGTTAACGCAAAAAACGCTAATCGCAAAAACGACTAGCGCCAGAACATTGATACGGGGTTGATTGGAGAGTCCGCCCCGTGTCTCTTATAGTACCGTAACCATAATGCAAACACAAGGAGGCGAGCGCGCCATGTTAACGGTATTAACCATCGGCATTACGGCGGCGGCCCTGATCGTAGCAATCGCGGGTCTTGTCGTAGCACTAAAACGGAGGCGATAACGGTATGGAACAGCTTATGATTCGTAAAGTATGGCCGGATGTACCGGCATTAACGCCGCAGCAGGAAGCGCAGATCCTCGAATTATACGTGCGCCCCGCCGCCAATTTCGGTCGATGCGGGCGCGCTTACCAAATCGGGATTAATACGCTAATGCAATATTTCGGATATCGTATCGAAAAGGAAACGGAGAGTTATAACGATGATTGAATACACTTGCCATGATTGTAATTACGCAAAGTTAGATATCGAGATCAAGCCGGACGCGTGCTGCCCTACGTGTGGTACGCGGCTGGAAGTCGAGGAGGAAATCGTATGAAACGTTTAGTGAAATCGCTCGTTATCGCCGCAACCTTATTAACCGGCACTATTGCGTTGACTCCGCAAGCTGACGCGGCATGGTCGGGATGGCAGACGGAGAAGTTCGGGCATAAGGCGCGCGTTTATACGGACGCTACCACGTACAGCAGTAGCGCGACCACAGTCGACTGGAAAGCCGAGAAGAAAGGCGGCGCAACGCTGTATTACACGGCAGGCGTTTATAAAAAACGGAGCAGTGGCGGGCTGACTGACACCGGCTTAGTACAGCGCGGAAGCTTTAAGACCTCAACGCCGCTGAAGTCGTTTAGTGCGAAATCGATCCGCAGCAAGACCGGCAAAGGCACATACGTAATTCAGATCGACTGCTATTCGGATTCAGCCAAGCGCAAATACGTAGGTACGTTTGAGTCAGCGAAATTCAACGTTAAATAATGAACGAAATGAGCCGTTTCTAGCTTTCGGATACCTATCGTACCTGAACGCGTTTGAGGCGGCTCATTTCGCTGTAATTTCGTGGTATAATCGTTCTATACAACGATGTAGGACACGGAGGCATTGCGAAAATGGAGGAAAAATACGAGACTAACGGCATTGATACGTCGATCACTTACGAATACAAGGAATTTCCGGATAAGCGCGCAGGACGATGCGACAACTGCGATTATACGCTGTTTAAAAGTTCGGTGAAGAGCGGAAAGTTTCTTCGGGAGTGCCGGCGGTGTGGAATGAAGAAGAATATATAAAAATAACACAATAAGGAGCTGTACATATGCAAGTATCCTCGCAACTAGGTGAACTAAGGAAAAAGATATCAGAAGAAAACCCCGAGGCTAGTATTATTGTTTCATCGCTCCTCTTGGAAGAAAGAGATATAAATGGCGGGCTCGACTGGTATGAAAAATCGGTGGAACTTTGTGTTAGGAATAACAATTGGATTAAGCGTACTGTCGAAGAGAGATCGCGAGAAATTGAACGGGCATCAGGAACAAGAAGAGACGTGAAAGATTCCTATGAAATGTCTGACGAGAAAGTAGAATCGTACCTGAACAGCCAGAGATGTACTCTTAGCGAAGTATCACAGGTACTAGCGTCATTTGATAGATACGGAATAAAATAAACGACCATAAATTACCGCATACGAATCACTTCGCTCCAGCCGACTCTTACTATATCATTATAGTATTACGAACCTGAAACGAGGTGATTTTTTGTTTATTTCGCCAATGCTATTAGAGTCCGCAAAAGACCCATTCGACTCTGACGATTATATTACGGAAATCAAATTCGACGGTATCCGCCTGCTCGCGTCCAAAACCAACGGACAAATACGCCTCTATACGCGCCACAACAACGAAGTCACCGCTAAATTCCCCGAACTCCACACGCTACAGATCCCGGATGGAACCGTTTTAGACGGCGAGCTTATCGTACCCGGACCGACAGGCGCCGGAGACTTCGAAGCTATGATGGAGCGGTTTCAATCGCGAAGAAGCTATCATCCGATAGTATTCTGCGTGTTTGATATATTGCGTCTCGACGGCGTATCGGTTACGTCGAAGCCGTTATATGAGCGGAAGGAATTATTAAACGGCCTTGCGCTCGATCATCCGAACGTTAAGATTGTCGATAGTGTTACCGGTAATGGCCGCGCTGTTTTCGAATTAGCGAAAAGCTCCGGCATTGAAGGCGTCGTTATGAAGCGTGCTGCTTCGTCCTACGCGGAAAATAGGCGGTCAGATCGATGGCTTAAGATCGTCAACTACGAATACACTGACGTTTGGATTACGGGATATCGGAAAGAAGATAATGCGTTTGTTTTAGCGTATGAAGACGGTTCTTATGCGGGGCTGATGGAGTTTATGCCGCACGCTGAACGTCGGAGATTTCATTCGGAGCGGGTAGACGTAGGAGAAACGGATAAATACGTGAATATAGAGCCGATAAGATGCCGCGTGAAGCATCGATTTAAGACGCGGAAAGGACTGTTGCGGATACCTTCGTTTGATTCGTGGACGAGCTGATGATATATTTAAGGCACAAACACCGGAGGAGAATACGAATGGATGATAAACAATACGCTCGCATTGCGCTTACTAACGGGCAGTATGCAGGCTTTGAATTACCTACGAATCTAAACAGCCGCGACATAGCGATCTTAAAATCTCAGATCGAAGTTCTTGAATTACAAACGGAAGATGACGAAGAAAAGACGCCCGTATAAGGCGTCCTTTTTCGTTTTATGCTCCGCGTGACGGGCTCGCGCTTTCCAACGGATTAGCTCCCGGTTTGATCTCTCCCATTCGTCTCACCTCCGATATAGTAAAATTATACCTTCTTAACGTTGAACAGCGCAATCAGCGTTTTGTCCGGCGTCTTAGACTGTCGATAGAATACGTTAGGATTAAACGTATAGCGCTCCGGCTCGCTGCCGACTTTAATGCGCGCAACAACGTATTCGCCGTCGAATTTCATCTGTTTCAGGCGCCGGCCAAGCGTGTCCGAAGTAACTCCGATCGCCGCCGCAAGCTCCTTCTTATTGAACCAGCGGATACGCTTCGGATTCTTTTCGAAAGGATTTTCGCATAGAGCGTTCGTCTCGAAATGGATGAACGGCAGCATCCGATAGATCAGGCCGATGTCCGTCGCCTTCACCTCGCTATATACACGTTTTATTTTCGCTGTATATAACTTAACAACGTACTGGCTGCCGAAGTTACCTTTAAAGTGATAACGCTCATTTACGCTGTAGACGCCGTCATTTTCGCGTATAATATCGTGTTTTGTGCACGCGGCTAGGAAATCGTAGAAGGTCATTCGCTTTCTGCTAAGCTGTAATACGTCCATCATGTTGGTAGTTGACATCGGCGTTTTATTGCGGCTAGATTTAACGAGAACACCGTTATAATCTACGTAGCACTGAAGCAACATCAGGTAGCCGCACTGTGCCGTCGTAAGAGCGTCATAGACTTCGTGAATATTAGACATATTAGCGTTTGAGAAATCGCGCCGATCAGCCGTCTTTTCTTGTTGCTGGCGAAAGGCATCGTCTTGGTTGCGGTGCCTTAGCGTATAATCTCCAGATAGATCCTCGCCAGTCTCCATGTTCACAACTCGTAGTTTCTTTTCCATTACATCGTCTCCTTTTCGGTAAAATAAAAAGCGCTAGATAAGCGCCTAATCAGTGATAAGTTTTTTCGCCAGTGGCGATATTTACGGTGAATTGTCCCGGTGATTTTCCACTTATGAACTTGCGATACTTTCTTCGCCTGCTCTTGTTCTTCGAAAGAGACGCCTTATCCACATAAGCGGACTCTCTCTCACTTCTCTGCCTTCTAACTGGGTACGAGTGGTTTTTCCCGTCCGTTCCGAAATTCTGACCGATTGACAGCGGAACCTCTATACGCGGGTTATCATTTTTCTTGCGGTGCTTCCCCTCCTTTCGCCTAGCCAGCTGCTCGTCACTCATTATCGGGTATTCAGTTCGCGCAACTTTATCTGGATGTGAATCGGACAAGTCTTCGTAAAGTACGAGATTAGCCATTCGCTCAAGCGCTGACGGCTCCGGATGCTCTCCGGTAGAATCGAAGTAAGCGTCCGACAAGGCCGTTATTGCCTCAATTCGCTCCTGCCGCGTCATCTTGCCGGCCTTAGTGCGTGTGTACATTTCCGTAATCGTTTCGTGCAAAATCGTTTTATCCATTAATACGTCCCCCCTGTCGTGTATCCTTCGCCGTGGCCGGCCCAATAGTAATAAATGTCCGCAATCTTTTCAGCTGATCGATCCAGGGTCTCGTTAACATTCTTTTGCGCAATGCCCATCCGTTCGCCCGCCTCGGCTTGCGTTAGTTCGCCGAAGTAAACGAGCTCGATCGCCTGTCGTTGCCGATCCGTTAAGCCGGCGAGCTCAATCGCCTTATGGATGTCGATTAGTACTTCCACGGCCGCATAGTCGCCGCAGCGCTTCCGGCTGACGAACTTCTGATAATCGGCGAGCAGCAACTTAACGCCCTCTGCGTTATCGAGCGCATATGCGGCGTTAAATTCGCGGTCCTTGCGATGTAGATCGATTTTGACCGTTCCCATACGTAAAACCTCCTTCTCGCTCTAGTAATCGCGCTATCTATCGAAATAATTGCGAACGATTTCGTCCTGCCAATCGAAATCAAACGAGCTCACCATACGTCCATTCCATTCGATCTCATCCCCGGCGCCTAACGTTAGCTCATTCCAACGATAAGGACCTTTCGGAAAAGTGGCTTCTGCGTCTCTTAAGCCGTCACACTGCCCGTTGCCCTGTGAGAAGAAGAATGCCTCGTTTCCTTTATCGATTCCGTGCCAGCTCGGTAAATGCGGGTATAAATTTTCGCGCATAAGGTTATCGTCAGTAAAATCGTCAACAAGTTCGTCAAGTTGTGTTAGACCGTCGCTCCATTTATCTGTTGACTTTCCTTTCGCATCCCATCCAATATCTGTTACTTGTGCGAAATAAGCAGGCGGCTGACCTTCGAGAAATTTTGCGTTATATTCCGTAATGTCGGTGTCTCCGCCTCGTTTAAAATTAGAGCGCCACTTCGTAGTTGCCGGCGGTATTAACTCCGTTCTAGGAGGTGCTTTCCGCAGTATTAATATCTGCGTAGGAATCGTAGTACCTACGTGTTGGAACGTTTCTCCCGGAAGTAAAATAGTCGCGACCTGCCAGCACGTTTCGTGCATGAGCTTTCGAAGCTTGGATGCGTAGTTAGCGAAGGATATGCCTAACGGAAGCACGAACGCAATGTAACCGCCGGGCTTAACTGCTTTGATTGCGAGTTCGATAAAAGCGACCTCCGACTTGCCTCCGTATTCTCCCTTCTTTTTAGTAAATGACCGCCATTCCTCGTCTTCTTGCGGCTCGAATTTAACGTTTACTCCGTATGGCGGGTTGCCGATTACTAGATCGTAATAATCTCTGCGGCCATGTACTAGCGCATTCCCTTCGATAATCTCAGCGTCTGGATATAACAGCGATGTTACTTTCGCACTTGTACTATCGAGTTCTAACGCTGTAATGTCGGCGGCCTTCGGCGCATGTTCGAGAAATACACCGGCACCCACGGAAGGCTCTAAAACCTTCGGAGTCTCAGGCAGCCGCGGCTTTAATACATCCCATACGAACTTTGCAACGTGAGTAGGTGTGAAAAAGGCCCCACCGCTAAAGGCATTCGGAAGTAACCCGCCTGCCGACGTATAATTTTTCCGTAAGAATTCGATATCTTCTTCGGTTATTTGGTCGCGATCCTTCGCGATGATTTCCATGGATTTAACGTTGCCTTCCCATCGTTTGCGATCGGCTTTCCCTATAACAATCGTCCCCTTTCGTTTGACTTTCGTCCCAAAAGCGAGTATAATTTCCGTATAATGTATAATCGAGGTGAATAGCGTGGTTATTAACTGGATTTCAGCGCAAAGTAATGACGCTTATATAACGCTTGATAAACAGCGAAGAATATACGTTTCGTCCGGCGCACGTAAGCTAATCGGCCTGCCCGACAAATCACCGTTTTACCTGACGATCGGTTACGATGATGAAGCGAATCGGCTCGTTTGCGCAAAGCCCGAAACCGTAAAGGCCGATGCGACTCCGTTCAAATTCGATAAGCGTTCGTATAATAAAGCCGCAAGCAAAGTAATTAAGGCGGCCGGCTTCAAAGACGAGGACCTTCCGCTACGTTTTCAGATGATCGGCGAAGAGGAAGCCGCGAAGCAGGCGTATATGGCGTACCCTTCCGGCGTTTATGCTTTCGACTTAAACCGTAGCTGATCCGCCAAGGCACAGCCGATATACCACGCAACGCGTGAAGCGATTCCATTACCGACAATCCGATATTGCGCCGATAAGGAAATATCGTCTGGCAAGACGTAGGTGTCCGGCGCAGATTGGATTCGGAGACATTCACGGACGGTGAAACGGCGCGGCGCTTCCGTCGGATGAATCGGCTGGCCGCTATTATGATGCGCTGGAATCGTATTTGACGGTCTATCTGGCGATTGAACGCGGTTAGCTTGGCCGTATGTGTATTCGCTTTTTGGCGTCCAATACTTTCCGCAATCTTGGCGCTCAGGCTCCGGCAAATCTCCGATAACATCCCGCAATACACGCGCCTGATAATCGCCTTCTAACGGCTTCGGAAACTCGAATGTAAAGCCGAGGTCTTTTCGTATTCCGACGATAAACACGCGCTCTCGCTTCTGTGCTACTCCGTAGTCCCACGCGCTCAGCGCTTTCCACTCAATCTCGTAACCTATTTCGTTAAACTTCTCGATAAGAGCATCGAATGTAGGTCGGTGGCGCTTCGTTATAAGCCCCTTAACGTTTTCGAAAACGAAAGCTTTCGGTTGCTTGCGTTCAATAATTTCAAGATAACGCCATACGAGTTTACCGCGCTCTCCGTCTGCTCCGGCACCTTTGCCTGCAACCGAGAAGTCTTGGCACGGAGGGCCTCCGAATATAACATCTGTGTTCGGTAGGCTATCGATATCAATTTCGTTAATATCCGCCTGTTCAACATGGTCGCAGAAGTTATGTCGGTAAGCTTTGACGGCGTTTTTATCGAAGTCCAACGCCTTCACGATGCCGTAGCCGGCCGCCTTGAATCCGATTGCGCCGAGTCCGCCTCCGCAGAATAATTCGAGTACCGTAAATCCGTTTTCCGGCTGTTGTGGTGTTAAATTAAAGTCGCCCATATATTCGCTCCTTTCGTTTAATGGTCCGGGATGTATCTCCGCATGGTCTAAACGATTCGTACACACAGTCCTTGCCGGCTTGGCCCAGTCCGCGACATAAGCGCGCTGGTTGTATACACCGTCTTTTAACTTCACGGTGGTCGATCGTGTTTGAATGGGGTTAAACACTCGCGTCACCTAACGCCCACCTCCGCCATTAGTCCGTCTAATTTCGCATAAAACTGCTCGTACGTTCCATCGTTTACAATTTCGTAATCAACTTCGAAAGTTTGCAGCGCTTTTTCAGTCGGATGATCGAGCGCTGCTAAATCGAAGTCGTCGCCGGCCTTTCGTGCGCGTTCGATCCGCAGTTCCTCCGGCGCCGTAATACGGACGATAGTAAATCCTTCCGCGCGCAGTCGGTCATATTCGTTCTGCTGCCGAACGTCTTCGATCAGTACGCGGTTTTTCAGGGACGGGACTAATCCGCAATCACATTTGCGAGAAAAGAGCGCCGTATATGCGTCGACTTTCGCCATACATGCGTCTATCCAAACGTTCTCTGCGAATATCTTCCGCGCCCACTGCCCGAACTCCTGATAATGCGCGCGTGGCTTCGGCTTTTCGGGTACGGAGGGGAATGCGCGATGAAAAGCCGCCTTTAGTTCGTCACTGAAGGCGAACGTTTGGAAATCGTAATACGTCGACAGATAGCCGGCGGCCTGCGACTTGCCTGCGCGTAACGATGCGGTCAGGGCGAGCTTCATAGGCCGGCCCTCTTTAGCGCCACAAATGCTTCCGCCATTGCCTTCGCGCTTGATTCCGTTTCCTTTCCAATTTCTGCGGCCAACCGTGCCAACTCTTCGCCGAGCGTCCGTTTGTCTTTATACAGCGTGTCGATTTCGTCTCTATGGCGATCGACTGTTCGTTTTAAAGACGCAACCTCTTGCGCTAAACTGGCGATAACGTCGATTGGGTCGGCTGGCTGCGGTTCTTCTTCGGCGGCTTCGACCGGGACGAGTACGAGATAATATCCGTGAGAGAATCCGATCCACACTCCTTCTTCGTCTTCATACGGATCGACTTCTACTCCTTCGTCATCAGTCTTACGAACCTCTCTCGCGATTCCATTCGATTCACCTTCGTACAAGTGAATAACCTTCTCGCCCACTTCCGCCTCACGTTCGACCATTTCGTAACGCTGACCGTCAATGTGAACGATGTCGGTCGGTTCGAGTACACGGCAACAGGCTGGATCGCAAGCAACTCCGTTCCTATAGCCTCCTAAATCTAAGTAAACAAAACTTGAATTGCTTCCGAGAAACGTACCTATCTCATCATCATCTCTGAGGATAATTCTCTCGCCGACCTCCGCCTTCCGATCGACCTCTACGTATTCGCGCTTGATGCCGCCAAGTGTTTCGTCAGCCAGTACGTGGATATTTGCGTTAGTTTCCGTCATTTTATCGAGCTCCCTTCGTATTAATCGTTTAACTTCCGGTTTAACACGTTCCATTGCGCCCTTGAGAAAATCCATCCGATCACTTCCTCCGCACATATTTCGCGAATATCTGGCGTGATGATTTCGGGGAGAAGTTCGGTAACGTTAGCCCGGCTTTAGCGAGTTCTTCAAGTTCTCGGCTCTCGCGATCGGGCATGCCTTCGTCCCCTCGCATCGTCTTGATAAAGAAATCACCGAGATTCTTACCGTTAAATTCGACTTCCATCCGATCGCCCTCCATAAATGACATCATTTCTAACGTTAATTAATGCCGCCTTACAACACTTCGTTTTATAACTTTGCGGACTGATTCCCACTCTCTTTGTCTCGGTAAAGCTTTCACTTCCGCACTCCATACATTCGAAACGGACGATAGGTCCGAGGCACTCGAGAGTACCTGTAGGGCTGACGTTATGCTTTCGCAACTCATTCTCAAACGTAGGATCCCCATCCCGGTACGGCTTCTCTAGCTCAAAAAGAGCGTAATGGATCAGTTCGTGCCTCAGAGTATCAATAGCGGCCTCTTTACCCCCGTAATCTAGTAAGATACCACTAAGCTCTATACAATCAGCCTTCCTGCCTCTATGAATAAACTGACCTAACGTTCTTTTAAGCCGATTGTTTCTTCGTATGGGGATTCGCAGATCTATACCGTAGTTTACTGAGAGAAATCGGCGAGCTTCTTTGGTCATTTCCTCGATAGTTATCGCCACTACATGGCCCTCCCGTTAATTTATTACGCGAACCTGCACCGACTGGCGTCCGAACTGTACCGCGTCGGTTTCATTCGCAACTAGTACGTCAATCTTGGCGCCTTTAATGTAACCGCCTGTATCCTGTGCCACGGCTTCAAACGTCGTGCCGTCTGCCTGCCGCACCTCAACCCTCGAGCCTAACGCAATCACTGACGGATCGACCGCTATAATACGCTTGCCTCCGTGGTAGATCGTATGGCTGACGTCGAGGCCGGTCGCTGTGGTTCCGGTACATCCTTCCGCGCAATAGGCCGTATAAGCAGACGCTTCGAACGTTTGCCATGCGGCGGGCTCTTCGTTCTTATACGGCGGCTTCTCGCGCTTTTCGTTAGACTGCGCCCTAACTTCGTCTTTTACGGAAGCAAGTTCGGATTCGAGCGCTTTTATCTTCGCATCCTTGACCGCCAGTTCAACGTCCTTGCCTTCGATAACGGATTCCGCCTCTTGGAGCGCGGATTCTTCTTCGGTGATGCGTGGCGGGTCTGGCGGTGGAGGTTCCGGCGGCTTGGCGGTTGGGTTCGTAAGTAATTGCGTTGACATCGCTAGATTCGTTAGTATACCGATGCTTACACCTCCTCGAAAAACTGGTCCGTCCATGGCTCCACGGCGACCACTTCGCGTCTTAGCGCTTCGGCTAGCTCGGTAATTTCCGCCTGTGCGCCGCGTCCCTTTTTACGTTTGGAATAGAACGAAAGCAACGCGGTCAGGTTCGCAGTCATTACGAGATTCGTTGCGGCTGCGTTCGGTAGGACGGCTCTCGCATCTTCTGCGGGCACACCTTGCGATCTTAACGCATCGTAATCCTCCTGATGCGCTCTCATTGCCGCTCGGAAAAGCGCTTCTTTAACGGTCGATCCTTTGACGCTGTCCGGAAGCACGTAATCGAATCCGCCGATCTTGTCGTCACTTCCCATCCGCACATAACGTTGTGACTGGACGCTGAAGCTAAAACCGACTCTGTGCCGTGTAAGCTGCGCCAGTAACGCCCGGCTGACGCCTTCAATCGCGAAGGTGAACGAGATATGCTCTAACGTCGACGAATGGCCCGAACGGACGATATGTCGGAATAGCCGGTCGGCGTCCGTGCCTTCGCCGCCGTCTGACGCTTTGGAGCCGAAATACTTGGCGCCTTCCTTTGCGACGATTTCGGTCGGTTTGTTGGCGCTGTAGCATGTTCTGATTGCGGTGAGGGCGACGAGCTTCCCCTCCGTCGTATCAAATTGGCTTAGATAATTGAAATCGTAATTACCTACGCTATCTAATTCGTCAAAGCTATCGTAAAATTTTTCGCTTAACTGCGTATGTGCGATTAGCTGTGCTTTCATCAATACCAAACAACCTTTCTATGTTATAATTTTATATAAAAGGAGGAATTTACATGTATAGCACTCAAGAAGACCAAGAGATTATGAATATAGTTCTTAGAAAGATCGGAGAAAGTTCTCAGATTAGCTTACGCGTTGAAGACTTCAACGAGGTCGGTCTTACCATAACTGGGTTTTATATTGACATGGAGTCACCCGAAGAAGCTAAACGCTTGCACGATGGCCTCCCTGAAGCTTCAGTTAAAGGTCGTCTGGACAATGACAGTTTAGAGGAGCGTATTTTAAAAGCCTTAGATAAAAGTGGAAATCTTACAGGCATCAAAGAGCTTGCTCACTCACTATTTCGAGGAAGAACTGCTGACTTTTCTAAAATAAGATTTGACAATCCTTCTTTTGCGGAAGGCAGCAGGATATGTGTTACGTTCTTTGTTCCTTATAAATAGAAATTCCAGATGACCCAAAGCCGCCCGCACCTCGATCGCTATCGCCGAGCGCATCAACTTCCGTAAACACCGCCTGCTCGACCGGCTTGATTACGGCTTGCGCCAGGCGGTCGCCTTTGCGGATGATGTACGTCTTATACGCAACTTCATCTTGTTCGACGTAATCACCCCATCGCTTACAGTACCGTGCATGCTTTGCTGTTTCCGTCGTAGTTCCGTCAATATGTTCGTACTTTGTCCAGTTGTCTAAGTTGATTGCCGATGATCTCTCGGCGATATTATCGACGTTCACTCCGACCTCGCCCCTATAGCCCGCGTCAACCGTCCCTAACTGAACGCGCAAAGGCGTCTTCAGCGTAATTCCTGACCGTGGTCGGATCTGCATTTCGTAACCTTCCGGAATCTCGAACGCCAAGCCCGTCGGCACACACGCGGTCTCGCCCGGTTCGATAATAACGTCCTTTGCCGCCACTAAATCGAAACCGGCGTCCGTTGCGTGCGCATAAGTCGGAATCTGTGCGTCCGGTGATAACCGTTTTATATTTACGTTCATTTCGTTTCCTCCTTCGTTAATATCGCAATCAAGGCGAACACGGCTACTATCGAAAACCACCGGAATCCTATCGTATGGATGTACGGTATAATGAAGAGCAGTCCGGCGATGATCGTTGCCGCGGCGCTAATAAATCGTTTCATACGCGATAACCTCCTCACTTATATAACGGGTAGGTAATCGCCACTTTTGCGACATCGCAGGATAATTTCCTTTCGTATATAACTGCGTATTAACTTTCCGTTTGGCACAACGTCTTCATAAATAACTGCGAATCCACTCCGGAAAATGGACGCTTATTCGCCGAAATAAAAATCCGAATCTTTGAGCGCCTCGACCGTCGCCTTCTTATAGCCGTTCCCTTTTTGCGAGAAGAAGTCGTGCGATTTCGTCTTCGTATTCAGTCCGTTCATGACGATAGGATTCGGCCTTTCCTCTTCGAAATACGGATCGAAGCCGAGGTTTTGTAGCGCCTTATTCGCGTTGTATCGAAGGAATCGCTTTACATCGTGCGTTAAGCCGACCGCATCGTATACATCCTCGGTATATGCGACTTCATTATCGTACAGCTCCGTCAGTAGTTCGACGGCAAAGTCGCGCATCTCTAGTTGAACGTCCGGATCTTGCTTTCCGTAAATCTCTTGCGCCAATAAGCCGACGTACACGCCATGGATCGCTTCATCGCGAATAATAAGATTAATGATCTCGCCGCTGCTCGTTAGCTTGCCTTGGCCGGCGAAGTATAGCGGATAATAAAAGCCGGAATAAAACAGGAAGCTTTCGAGGTAAACCGAAGCCACAAGCGCCTTATACAGCGAAATGGCATCGCCCTCTTTTATGTCGCGATATAAGCCGGTTATCAGCGCCGCCTTCCGCTGCAAATACGGATTCGTCTTAACCCATTCGAATACTTCGTTAATCGTTTCGGTAGGCGCCAACGTCATGAATATGTTCGAATAGGACTTCGCATGGACAGCGTTCTCCATCATCGCCATAAAATTCAGCACGGCTTTCCGCTGGTGGCCGTCGATGTGTTGCGCAATGATAGGCATTCCGGTATTTCCCTGCTCCGTGTCCAGAAGCGTCAGGCCCGCAAGGCCCCGCATGTATGTCGTCTGCTCAGCCGGGGCTAGCGCCTTCCACGAAAGGAGATCGCCATTAAGCGAAATCTCCTCCGGGAGCCAAAACTGCTTAACGTTCTGCGCGTAAAACATCTGCGTGAATTCGTCTTCGTGACGCGACCAGTCAGCCGCCGTATGGATTGCGTTTGCGTTCGTCAATTATTCGTCCTCCTCTTTAACATATACTTCTTCGTCCGAAACAGCCTTGAACATCCACTCATACGGAAAATCGGCCTGACTGAACAGCCAATGATCGATTTCATCCGTTACACAAGATCCATGAATTAACTCATCCTCGTTATAAAGCACGTAACCTTCGATTTTAACCTTCCGCATACCTCCGCCTCCTCTTCGTTTAAACGACGCAACTCAAGCACGAATCCTGGCCCGTATCTTTTGTTCGCGCATAATACAGCGTTTTAATTCCTTTGTGATGTGCGTATAAATCAATCCGATTCAGATCGCGCGTCGTCATCGTATCTTTCAAGAACAGCGTAAACGAGATGCCTTGGTCGACGTGCTGCTGAATCGTTGCGATCATATCGACGACTTTAAACATATCCATGTCGTAAGCTTCCTTGTAGAAGAACCAATTCTGCGGCGATAGTCCCGGCATAGGATAATACGTTTTCGAATTTCCGTACGTACGCTCCTCGATGCGCTCCATAATCGGCATGACTGACGCCGTAGCCGACTGCACATACGAAATAGACCCCGTAGGCGCAATCGCAAGTCTATATGCGTGGTAGAGTCCATATTTAATTACGTTATCACTAAGAGTCGCCCAATCAGTAACGTCAGGAATACGTATTCCCTCGAATAGCTCGGCAACTTTCCTCGTATTTGGCTCGCAATAAATAAAAGCATCGCCCAGCCTATCGAAATACTTTTCGAAATACTCTCCGTTTGCATACGTAGAACCCTCGTAGCCCTCGTACGTGCTACCGGTCTGCTGCGCCAATTCATTCGAGCGCACCAACGTCCAGTAGTTAACCGTCGCAAAGAATACGTTGGCGAAATCCCGTGCTTCCTCCGACTCATAAGCGATTCCATTCTGCGCTAGATAACCGTGCAGGTTCATCGCGCCGAGTCCGATCGACCGCATCTCCCGGTTAGCTCGCGCAACAGCAGGCGCATTCTTGATATTCGAAGTTTCGGATACGTGCGTAAGTGCATCGACGGAAAGCTTGACGATCGTTTCGAAGTCTCCGTTTTTCATTACGTTTGCAACGTTGAGCGATCCGAGATTACACGAAATATCAAGGCCGATTTCGTCTTCTTCGCCGTAGTCGGTGTATTCCGATACTTGCGACGCCTGAAGGACCTCCGAGCACAGATTCGAAAATTTAACCTTCGATACGTGGCTGTTCGCGTGCTCTGCGTTTACGTTTCCTTCGAACATGATGTACGGATAGCCCGATTCGGAACGCAGCACGGCGAGCTTTTCGAGGAGCTTCCGTGCGTCGATCTTGTCTTTACGGACAGCCGGATTATCAACGAGTTGGTCGTACATCTCTTCGATATCCATTTCGTCTAAGTGTTGGCCGTACGCCTTGTAAACGGTGTGCGGATAGAACACGTAAGCCGGTCGATTCTCTCGCGCCAGTTCGATGAATTTATCCGGGATGACAACGCCGATGGAAAGCGTTTTGACCCGGACGTCCTCATCTGCCGAGATTTTCTTCGTATCAAGGAAATCGTGGATGTCCGCATGGAATACGTTTAGATAAGCCGCGCCAGACCCTTGCCGCTGACCCATTTGATCCGCATATCTGAACGCATGGTCCAGCAGTTTCATTACGCCTACGACACCCTTCGTCGCATTCTCTACGTCTTTAATCGCCTCGCCTTTCGCTCTTAGCTTCGATAAGTTAAGCGATACGCCACCGCCAAGCTTCGAGAGTTGCATCGAAATATCAATCGCGCGACTAATATCGTTAAGGGAATCGTTAACTTCGAGCAGGAAACACGAAACTAACTCGCCCCGTCGCTTCCGGCCCGCATTCAAAAACGTCGGCGTCGAAGGCTGATATTCTTGGCGCATCATTAAATCGACGTACTCGATCGCCTTGGTTGCGTCTCCTCCCGCGAAGAATAGCGCGACAACAGAAACGCGGTCCTCATAGCGTTCAAGAATCTTTTTGCCGTCGTTCGTCTTCAGCGCATAGTCGTTGTAGAATTTGAACGCGCTCATGAACGAAGGGAATCGGAATTTGTGCGCATAGGCCGCCTGATAGACCGCCTTGATTTCTTCGAACGTATAGGCGTCAAGGAATTCGGTTTCGTAGTAATCGTTCTCGCGCAAATAGTCGAGCTTCTCGCCCAAGTCATGGAAAAATACGGTGTTTTGATTTACGTAGTCAATAAAATAAGCGCGGACGGCTTCGAGATCCTTTTCGAATTGGAACCGGCCGTCCTTCTGTATCATAATTTCGTTATTAAGTTCGATGTAATTCGTCAAGCGCATTCACCCTTTCGATAAATTGTCGTACGTCCTCGTCCGTGCCCGCTAATTCAAAGCGCCCGACTATCGGCACGCCGTATTGCGCCGCAATCACATCGGCCGCCTTTGCGTAATTATCGCCCCAGTTACGATTGCCTGACGCAGCCACGGCCGCGAGATAGTCGCTGTTATTCGCAAGGAAATCTGAAACCGTGCCGGCGACCTGACCGAAGCCGTACGTACCAGTCACACATACGAACGGCTCGGAGAGCATCAGGCCCGGCTTAATTTCGACGGCTACTAGGCCGGTCTTTGCGACGAAACGGCGTACGTTGCCGGTCAGTGAGTAGTAGGCGATCAGCATACGATCACCCCTTCCGTCTCTCAATTTCCGCCTCAACTTCGTCCAGACGCGCCTGCGTCCGTTCACGCTCGATTCGCTCTTCGATCAGTTTCCGATCGTGGAAGTTGATGGCGGTATCACTTTCGATAAGCTTTTCGTTAAGCCAGCGTCTCATATTCCGCAAACCTTCGTCAGTCGCTCCGTAAATCATTCCGCCGCCCTCGCTTTCTCGCGTTTATGTGCGCGGTATGGTTCAACGATCAGCCATAAGATAAAACGGATGATTCCGTAAAGTCCGACGAGAAGCAGACCGAATACGAGTGCAATCGTAAAGATCGCCTTTACTACGGGAAACGTTAGCGCCCACCTCATAAAGATAGCGCACAGGAAGAACATCGCGCCTATAACTATCCACGAGAGCGTCTCGTATAATCTCCGCTTAAACATTCGCGTCACTTCCCTCCGATCGTTTCGAGAATGTCTTTGATCGCGTAGTATTCCGGATTGACTAGCGCCTTGATTCCGTCAGCTACCGATGCAACCCCTCCGAATACTGGTAAAACGATAAATACCAAGCAAAAGGTGATTAGAACGAATAGATCTACGCCATCCATCCCGTGAGTTTTCAGGCGCTTCTTTACGAATTTCGCAGTATATGCCGATAGAAGAGTAGCTGCGGCGATCACTAAGACACCGATGAGCACGTCAGTTACCCCGTTAGCGTACGCCTGCTTCACGAGAACTCCGTAAACGTGCTCAGCCGCGACTCCGAGCTTTGCTGAAAGCTTATCGATATACTCCATCGCTTTATCCATTATTCCGCCTCCCTGATAGTCGCGTTATCATCGATTCGATAGACGGTTTTAGTGACGTAAAAGATCGAATAGCCCTCGTGCCTAAGTGAGTTGACAAGGCTTTCTGCATCGATCTCGGAGCCACAGCGAAGAACTTTAGCATCCTCGTAACTAAACCCCTCCGTTTTACCAGCGATTAAAAAATATCCTTTACCCATTCATTCCGCCTCCCCCGGTTTTATAATCTTCTCGCGAACAAGATACGAAAGCCCAATCGCCACCGCATCCGATTCGTCATCTGTTCGAAATGTAAAGTCGGCTGGGAGCGAAAGTATCCGCCGCACTCCCGCCTCTACTTCGTCTTTTGATGCGCTGCCTTTTCCGGTTACGTCCTTTTTAACCGTTGTCGGCGTGATCTCCACATCCGCCTTATATCCGTACTTACCGAGCGCTAGATCGATAACAGCCCACGCACCAAACACCGTTTGTGTCGATCGTTTATTGCGCCCTTTCGTATAATGCTCCCGGACAACAACGTCGAACGGTCCGCACTCGTGGAGAACCATCGTCGTTGCGGCTTCGATGTAGGAATACCGATGACTGTCCGGCGACTCGCTCGTCGTGCTGACAGACGTTACATGTACGAGATTCACGCGCGGACCTGCCTTCAGCCGTTTGAATTCGAGGACTGCGAAGCCGGGATTAGTCGATATGTCTAACGCGAGAATGCGGATAGGCTTGGCGCTAGTCATCGGATCTCCTTTCTAACCGATAAAAGAGGGATTCCGAGAAAATACACTTTATATTTCGGTTCTTTAACAACGCTATCTCTTTGGATATTCTTGCCGCGGAAATGGTCTCCGATATATACGTGAGAGTTTCCATATGCGGACGGTTCTGTTAAATTCTCACCGATGAAATCTCCGGAAAAATATCCTTTTCTCGTTACTCTAATAATGTCTCCTCTCCTATAGCCTACTTCCTTATGTGAATTTTTTGCTTTCACAGTGTCTCCAATATTGAAACGGCACATCAAACCGCCTCCCCTTTGCGTACTTTTTCGATAAACTCGAGCGCATCTACTAATCGCTGTTTCTTCCAGTCTGGTAATCGCGATCTAAGCATCCGACTCTTCAACGAATATAAATCGGCAAGCTCCTCGTCAGTCAACGACATCGAGGTCGAGCGCTTATATTCGTAATAATCCCACTCGAACAGATCTAACGAAGGTGCTCTCGAAAATCTTACCGCCTTGGCTACGTTGGCGAACTTATCAAACGTCTTCTCGCGATCCTCTTGCGTAATAACGATCCCAAACGTTTTGTTGCGGTTAAGGTCTTGGTCCCACTTTACGCCATACGTCAGATGGTAAAGGACGATGTAGTAATCTAGGTCGTACATTTCCGAGTAGCAAATCGTCTGATCTACGTGACTAGACTTCGGTTTATCCTGCCTCTTAAACTCCGAGTAGCTTTTCTGAAACGACTTCACTTCGAGTCCTACGCGATACTGTCGGCCATCATCTGCGGTGTAAATTAAGATTCCGTCCGGCAACCCGTTAAGAGCGAACTTTTCTCCGTTATGTTCAACTTCGTGCATCACCTTAACGAAATGCTCGAACTTAGGCTCACCTCGATCTGTCCGTTCAAAGCGAAACTTCGGCTTTAATCCCGTCAGTCTTTCGTAATGACGTTCGGCAAGTAAGACCTCGCGCTGAATATAATCACCGACCTGCGAGCCGAGTGCCGTCCAGTTTCGTTGGTTTGGCGTAGGTGCTTGTGGATCACGCATTGCCTTACGCGCTTTCTCGTATAATTCACGCTCCGATTTACTCGCTCCGCTCGGCGAAAACGCAGGCCGTGGTGTTCCGTCCGGCGCCTTCTTCCAGTTGAAATATCCCGGCTCCGCTTGTTCACGTAAGATTCGCGCATATTGTTCGTGTAATTCAGCGTCCATTAGCTCGTCATAAGGCTGAGGATATTTATGGAATTCGTATAGCATATCGTTAAACTCTTGCGCGATAAACTGAGCGAATTCTTGGTCCTCGGTTTGTTGCGGCGCTAATTGGGCGCGCAGTGAGTTTGCGGCTGATCGTGCATTTGCGTTCGTCAATTAATCACGCCCCCTCATCGTGCGGTCGATAATATTACCTAGTTTGGAAAACATATCGTGATCTTCAGGAAACGCTCGAACCAAACGAATTAAGTCCGTATTATCCAATGCGACCATATGAACTGTGCGTACAATTGCGTTCTTCGGCTTAAACTTTAACGGTCGATCCGCGGAGTCTTGGACGATATTCTCGAACCCGTTATACTCCTCTCTTACATGCGGTAGATAAAGCCGGAATATTTCAATCGTCGCTTCTACGTCGTTAAGAGCTCGATGATGTCCTTCAAGCGAAATACCATTGCGTTCAGCAACGTCCTTTAGACTCGCAGACAACTCCGGCTCAACAAAACGCACCATAGCTCGCGTACAGTAGAATCGGTTAGGCGCGATTCCGCCTCGACTGATAAACGACAGATCGAACGGAGCGTTTTGCGCAACTACGATAGCATCTCCGATAAATTCGTTCAGCTTTTCGAGCGCTTCGGACTCAGTCGGCGCGCCTTCGAGATCGGCGGCTGTGATGCCGGTCAGTTTCGTAATGAATTCCGGCAGCTCGCGCCCTTCTTCTAGCGCAACCATCGTATGAAAGCGATCAATTTCGTTAAATCTTTCGTCAATCTTAATCGCGCCGATTTCCGTAATTTGTTCGGACTGATAATCGAGTCCTGTCGTTTCTAAGTCGAGTACAACGTAAGTTTTCGCCATATTAAACCGCCTCCCGTTTTGTTTCTTCTTCGATAATCTCCCGCACAAGCACCGGAACGAATTTTCCGATTGCCTTACGTACAGCTTTTTCTTCGAAATCTTGCGACAAACTGTCGGATTCTTCTTTAATAAGGTCGTCGTATACTCGGCCGCCTAAATGCGAGAGGATTACGCCCATGTCCGATAGATCGAACTTCTCTTCGATAACCCCTTCGTCAACCATCTTTCGTAGGAGTTTATCGACGCGTCCTTTCGTTGCGAACGTTCTTACGAAGGTTTGCTCGGCGTTTAATTTCGCAGGATCGCGTGGAGCTTTCTGCGGCTGCATTTCTCTGAACGAATCACTGACGACTTTTACGAAAAGCTGCTTTCCGAAATTATCGCGGTAGCTTACGTTCTTTACGACAACTCCCTCGCCTCCGGCCAATTCATCCGCTAGTGCACTGCGCCCAACAAAGTTTTGTAAATGCTCGAACCCGCGATATTTCCCTGCGTAAAGAATAGGGGCCAAAGTAAGACCAATCCGGAAAGCCTCCGCAACAACGTCCACATGTGAGAGATACACGCCATCTTTCTTGTCGTAAATATCGAAGAGGTAAAATTCATTCTTATTAACACCATAATCAACCTTGTGCTTAACGAGCCATTCTCCGAAGTAGATGTAATCGCTGTTGAGATCCTCCGGGTCAATTTTCTGCGTATATTCATAGAACCCCCGTAAGTTGTTCTCGCTGTCTAGCTTCCTATTACGTGAAAAAGCTTCCAATTCATGCGTTTCAGGGTTGAGTGTGAACGATGCATTTGCCCCGTCTAATTTTTCGTAAACAACAACGTAGTCATCTGCAGTAAGAACGCCCTCAGTAGTACGATGACCTAGGCGCACAACATCCGTATATTTTTTCATTTCGCTCATCAAACCGCCTCCGTTTTTCCTTGCCAGCCTTCGCTAACAATCCGTTTTTGTTTTTCGTAATCGTCCACCTTAGGATAATCATCGCGATTGACTACGCCAGTGAAAAATTCGTCTACTTTCATACCTTCGCCCCATCGCCGCATGATTTCGATATCGGTTTTGTTCGGAATATTACCGAAAACGTACGTATTCACCATCACGTCTTCGAAAGCTGCTACGTCTTCTCGCGTAATTGTTTCCGGAACTAACAACAGGTCTTCGTCATGCACTACGCACCACGGCCGCCATATACCGCGCCCTTCAGCCGTCTTCCTATCGCACAACTCTTGCAGTGCAATCATTGTCTCTTTGGTCTGAATCGCTGCTGATCCTTGAACTCTTGCGTTTGTTGACTGCGTATACACAGCCGAGTAGTGTCCTTTGGCGTTCCTATCCTTTGCGTCAGGCAAACGTCTCTTACGCTGGTTGTGGTCCATCCATACGTAGCCGTGTTTTTTAACGAAATCTTGATTCGATTCGACCCACTTCTTAACCACCGGAAACCTTTCGAAGAAGCTATCGAGGAACTTTTGCGCTTCCTGTTTCGTAATCCCAATCGCATCTTTAAGCATGTTAGCGCCGCCACCGTAAGCAACCGCGAGCATGATAACCTTCGCTTGCTTACGATAAACTGATCCGTCCCCGCATTCTTCTATCGGCTTGTTAAAAACCTCGGACGCAATGGACGCGTACAAATCGTTTCCTTGCAGGTAGTTACTGACTAGCTTCGGATCTTGCGAGAAGTACGCAAGGCACCGGTATTCTTGCTGACTCCAGTCTCCACCAAGTATCACGTAACCTTTAGGCGCGACGAATAATTTACGTGCTTCCTTCGGCTGATTCTGTAGATTGACACCGGTTCCTCCGGATGAAAAGCGACCAGTTTTCGCCCCGTTTTGATTAAAATTCGTGTAAAGCTTTCCAGTCTTTCGATCAATCAATTCCGGCAAAGCATTGATGTACGTTGAGTACAGCTTGAACAGCTCCTTATATTCGAGAAGCTTTTTAATGATCGGATGCTTTTTCGCGAGTGGTTTCAGCACTTTCTTCGCATCAGTTGACGCTAATTTCTCTCCGGTCGCTTTCTCCAACGCCGGTTTAAGCTGTGCCGGCGAGTTAATGTTGATGTCGCCTAATTCGTCGATAATCTCCGCGTATAAACGATCAATCTGCGCTTTAATTTCTCTGCCGTACTCCTTCGCGAAATCTAAGTCAATATCGAATCCGGTAGACTCCAGTTTTTGCACGACGCTTATCAACGGAACTTCTACCGTTTCGTAATATCGAAGAATATCCGGAAATTTGCTGAGCTGGTAGCGTTGGAAATCGCGTAGTTTGCGCGTAACGTCACCGTCTTTAGCAGCGTAGGCAAGTGCAATTTTCAAGTCGCTGATTTCGTCAAAGCCGATCTTTCCGAATAAATCTCCGTAGGTATCCGATTTAATTCGCAGGTACTTAGTAACAAGATTCTTCAGCGCAAAGGACGGCTCGTTTTCGTTAAGCAGCCGCATAGCTTCCTGAGTGTCCCACGTTAATCCACGCAGCTTAATACCTTCACGATCCAGCATGTGTATATCGAACTTGGCGTTATGGGCGAGCTTACCGATCGACTCGTCTTCATAAAACGGGCGCAACTTTTCGAGCACATACGCGTTGTCTAATTGCGGGTGATCCGTTTTGTGCTTCGTCGGTATATACGCATGAACGTCCGCTTTAATGGCCGTTATTACATGGCCGACAATATAGTCATTCCATACGTCTGTGCCCGTCGTCTCTACGTCGAATACGAGCTCTTCTTCGTCAGCCAGCAGCGCTAGAAATTCGTTGAAACGTTCAACATCCGTAATCAACCAGTAATTATCCGGCGTGTTCTCGACCATCTGCCGCAGGGTTTCTTCGCGCTGGGCTTCTTGCAGCGTCTTCCATAGCCGGAGCGCCTCCGCCTTGCTGAACGCTTTAGGGTTGCCGGCCTTGTTAACGCAGTCAGCCGGATTCCGTGCTAGCTTGCCCGCATCCATAGCCGCCTTGACTTCCGTTACCCTTTTGCGGTCGGCATCCGATAGCTTCATCGCGAATATCTTGCGCCAGCTTTCCTCGATCGGCTCGGCGGTCTTGGCTTTTGCCTTCCGCTTGGCCGTCGCCTCTACTGCGTCCGATTTCGGCGCCACCGGCTTCAACGCGTTCATATTTAACCGTAAGCCTTCCATCCGTCGTCCTCCTTCCTCGCGAAGTAATTGCGGGTTATTCCGCCCGATAGTTCATAATTCCGTAAAGTGACGCTAGCATTCCGAATAAGATAACTCCTATCCATTCGTTGTTTACCCCGGCGAGTACACCCATTCCTACGAAATAAGCTCCGAATGTGTACGAGAATATTCGATCCACTTTCGTCCTCATAGATCGACCGCCTCCGCCCATCTTCGTTTATAGTTCGCTTCATTCCCCGCATACCACTCCGACCAGCAAGACGGCCCGCACGCGTAAACCTCGAAGAACGAATCGTAAATTGCGGATCGCCCTTCGTAGAGGTTAGCGTTACATGCGGCGCAGACGGCGGCCGGCTTAGCGGTCAAAGCGCGCCTCGACTGGCGTGATAAGTCGGAGTTGAGCTGGTTCAAGGTAGTACTGGTTTTTATCCCCTTCGTAGTCAATCGCCATCACCTTAGGATCTCCTCCGAAAACGCTAACGACTTCTCCGATTCCGCTATTTTCGAAAAACTCCGGATCATCATACGTAACGACATCGCCTTTCTTATATTCGCCAACCTTGCGTCCGATCTTCGCCCACTTCGCTTCTTCGGCTTGCTGGCGTTCGATCTCGGCGGCTTCCTCTTCGGATAAAATTTCGAGCTGATCCGGCGTTGCAAATCCGTCTTCGATTTGAATGCGTTTACCGTTAGGATGATCGAAGTTATTATTTACAACCTCGTAAATCTTACCGTCCGTGAATCCGCATAAAGGGTGCTCTCCGCCGCCCGAAAGCAAACGTACCTTTGCGCCTTTTTTAAATTTAGCGCGTGCTGCTGCGTCTTTAGCTTCGGCAACTTCTTCGTCAGTGGCGCGTACTAACTGACGTTTCGGGACGTATTGAGTCACTCCGCTTGTAATTTTACGAGCGCATTCGTTAGTTGATCCCGTGAACGGATCTTCAACTATTTCAACGATATCTCCGTCGCGGAAGATGTGATAATCGGATGCGTCAACCACCTTCGCATAAGCACCGACCTTCAGGTGCTCAGGCTTCGGTTCATTTTCTGCGCTTGCGGCGCTTACTTTGCGGAAGACTTCGAATTCATCATAGTGCAGCACTTGTGTATCAAATTCGTCCCCATCGTCGTCAGTAATCCATGGATCTCCTTGCGAATCAACGTAATCAATTTCGTAATACTTGCCCGAGGTTAGATAGCGTTTAGGAGCCTCATCGAACTTAACATAATCGCCTTCCTGCGCCTCAGCTACGTCAATCAGCTTGTATTCCGGTTCGCCCTTCAACGCAGCCACGTCGGATTTTAACGATTCGATTTCGCCTTCCGCAGAGCTGACGCGTTCTTCTAAGGACGGACTGGTGCTGGCGGATACTTTGCGGAAGAGTACGCTCCCTGAATGACGCAATACGGCGCTGTGCCAATCCCCGATATCATCTCGAACTGTTTTCCATCCGTAGGCCTCGTGAAGTACTATTTCGTAAAACGCGCCTACAGTTAAGGCGCAGTGAATGCGTCCATTAAGCACCAGATCGCCGATCCTCCCGAATTCGTCAGCGCTCCCCTCCACACGCTCGTATTCCGCACCGCCATACGCAACCTTCGTAGTTTCACCGTTCACCATATCGAGTGTCTTAACGCCGTTTAATTTCGCCATTTATACCGCCTCCGATTCGTTAATTTTCGTAAGATCTACGTCTTCGCGCCGGAAATTCAAATCCATCCGTACCCACCGCTTGCCGTCCTTCGACTGCGGCCCCCAATATTCGGTGAGCTCGCGGTTCTCGAACATCCACACGGTAGGCACCGGACCGCGGCCGATCAGCACGCCGATAAAGTAATCGACTTCATCGAGCCTATACGGTGTCCGGTCGCTTTTACGCGCCTGAACGATAAGGCTGCCGCGCTTCTTCCGGTCATAAATCGTCTTCACCTGAAACGTTTTCCACTCGCCGCTTAACGGATCTTTTGCGCTAATATCGAATGCCTCTTCCGTTTCGGACGTACTGACCGCCTGCCAGCCGCTAGCCAGCAACGCAGCACGCGCGATCAGTTCCGAATACTTTCCGGTATCTTCTGCTTTATGCGCCATATAAGCGCCTCCTTTTCGTTTGGTTGCTCGGTTGGTACGTGATTAGAACGGTAATTCTTCGTCAGTCGGCTTCCAAGGCTCAGGTTCGTTCGCAGCATTTCCGCCGAGTGACAGACCGATCAAACTGATATCGAATCCGGCCGCAACAAGGTTTTCGATTTGCGTTTTTTCGTCAGCTTCGAAAAGCAATCCGTCAAATAGCGTCGAGTTAAATTCCTTGCCGTCAAACTTGGCGAAGTTCTCGCGTTCCTTTTCGTTAAGATCTTCGTCAAAGTCGATTAGAGGCGTGAGCGCTACCTTAGTATCTTTCGCCTGTCCTGTCGCGTTCGTTTTCGTTAATTCAAACGCAAGCTTGCCGAGTTTCTTTTCGTATTTCCTAATTGTTGCGTATACGTCCAGCGCTTGGTTGCGCGTTAAATCTACAACAATTTCTTTTCCGGTCGCCAGGTCAACGAAGCCCATAGCGAAACGTTCCTTGCCGCGATATTTGCCGGCCTCTTGGCTTTGCGCTTTCTCTTCTTTTTCGTTGCCTGCGTCTCTGGCTGCGAATTGGAGATCACGGTGATACTTCTCGGCTAAATCCCACGGAGTATGATCGCTTACTACGAAGCCCTTTTCGTTACGCGTAGAAGGATTCTTCGCAACAAACGTATTTACCTTCTTGTAAACGCCATAACCGAAATACTGCATTAAATCTTCCGTACCGAGCACGCGCACCTTATAAGAAGCACCTACGCTAAACTTTGCGAAGTCGATCGTATTTAAGTTGCCGCCTTCGCTTCCGCCTGACTGTAAAGCTCCTAGTGCTGCTGCGCCTTTTTGAAATTGTGTCATTCGTTTTCCCCCTACGTTTTTATTAAGGCTTTTCGCCCTCGCAAAATGCCGGTGTCTGCGCCCGAAACGCCGCCAGCGCTTGGCAGTAGCGACGCGACACGGATTACCTAACGGCCGCCCCGACATTCTCCGAGGACGCGACGCGCCTATCATGCGTCGTCTTCGCCCGCTTGCGTCCACATGCCGAAAAGTATTAATCCGATGATGACGGCGGCAATCGGTCCCACCCACGAAAGATCAGACATACGCCACAACTCCTTTCGCCGCTTTTGTAAGCCTGCGTTTTAATTCGAAGGACTCGGCGGGCAATTCGTCAATACGCATCTGGACCGCATTGATTCGCGCTTGGTACGCCATCTTCTTCGCTTTTGACCGCGTTCGTTTAAGCTCGGTCGTCAGGCGCGCGATTTCTTCGTGAAGTTCCGCGGCATAATTTTCGTTATTCTGAACCGCAGCCTCTACGCTTTGTTTCATCGTATCGTACGCTTCTTTGATAAATCGGATCGCCGTATTCTTTTCGGGAGGATGAACGGTCAGTACATAATCGCTATTTAGCGCGAAGAGTATAACGACCCCTTTTCCGCCATACATACGCGCTTCCTTGCCGTTAGAATCTACGGTGATTCCGAGATACTTTGCGTGCTGAAGCTTTTGCGCAATCCAATTACGCGCTACGTGTAAATTCGTAATATTGTAACGTTCTTTAAGGCGCTTGCGTGCGTGGTGCGAAAACTTGACCTGACCGGCAGTACTCATCCGACGCGCACCGCCTTAATCGGAGTAGCCGGGAAATAGTCGGCCGGGTCTTCGTCGTGCGGCCATGCGCCTTGATAAATGAAATCGGTGAGTTTGCGCTCATCTAGCGCTAAAAGCGTTTGAGATTCGTTAAATGTGGGTAAAATCGATGTATGCATAGTACGTTAGCCTCCGTTATTTTAAGGATAATCGCACTAGGCCGAGGACATGTTCGCATCATTGTTCCCTTGAATTTGTTGACAATATGCAATACAATGAGGACGTAGCGAAAGTCCTTCGGGCCTAGCTGCGGCAGAAATATTAAGCTGTTAATTCGCGTTGACAGTTTGATCGGAATCGTTGGATAAACTTTCGATGTGACGGAGCATTTCCTCCAAAACGTTGCGCCAACAACGTGGAAACTTCCGTATCGTTTGTACATCCGCGAGTCCAAATATCGAGAATAAGTTTTTTTCTTTCGTCGTCCTGCGCCAACAGGGCGACTTTTTCTTTAAACAAAACCGCGTCCTCAACACTCGCCAAAGTGTCTGCGGGCTCCCAAACGGTTCCTTCTTCGTTAATAGCTTCGATTGCGATTTCGTCCCTTGATCGTCTGTTCTTCACAAACCTATGCCGGGTTTCGCGAATAATTCGCTGTATCAGCGCCTTTTTTTCGCGCCCATTTTCCGCAAGATTTTCTAACGTCCTTCCGATCGCTTGATAGCACTCCTGCTCAAAGGAAGTAAAATCCGGAATTAGATGGGCGATCCGTTCCGATTCTTGAGTTACGTAGGGTATCGCACCACTGTCGGCTGCTAACTGAAGCCTATTAAATTGTTTTTGTTCCAATTTGATATCTCCTTTCGCCTTACACTTATATAACGGGTAGGCAGTAAATGATTTTGCGACATTTCTTTTTAAAAACTTTTTATTAATTTCTTCTATGACCATATCGTACCAAAAATTCGTTTGTTTTTTCGGAAAGTTGCGATATTTATATTGTGGAAATTTAGTCAACTTCTTGTATAGACAAAAAGAAAAGAGCCCGAAGGCTCTGCTTGTATTATCAACCTCCGGGGCGAAGTTCAGCTGTTCCGAAGGTCTTATCGCTGCTTGCGTATTCAAACCCTTTAAGCTGTCCGGCTGCTGAAAAAATCGCTGCGATCACTAAAACACTCAATAAAATCTTCTTCAAAATAAAACATCTCCTTTTTATTGTGTTTGTAACTACTCAATGTTTCTAATAAATAAGGGTGTATGCCTGTGGAGAGTAGGTCTGAAGCTATAAGCGCTGAAATAAAGAAGTTTGACTTATATAAGAATTTACGATGGCCTTCAAGAAGATTATCAACACCCCCTTTTTCATATATCTTTAAGCACTCATAAAAACTGTCCCCTTCTTCTAAATAAACCACCTCCTCTAAAGATTCAAGGTATTCACTTAACTTTTGTGTATCACTTCTATATTGATACGCTTTTGCCATTACTAAGTTATTATAAGAGTCATTTATGAGGTAATCTACACCAGTTAGTCTCATTAGAGAATAACTTTTTTCAAAATATTTAATTGACTCGTCTGGATTATGAAGCAATTTGGTCATTCCTAGAAGATACGTGGCATCTGCTTTTAATTTTGGAGATATATTAGCTTGTAGTATGATATTCGCGTAATGTGCCGCACCTTTAAGATTATTTAATTTGAGATATGTGGGAGCTATCATTTCCGCAAACCTATGAATATAACACTCCTTTATAAATAGCTCTCTTTTATCATTCATTTTATTTATGTTTCTGCCAATTTCCATCGCGTCAGAAATCACGAGGAAGTACTCCCCCAAACTGTAATTTCCATAACACTTGTAAATTCCAGCTAGTATGTGAAGCTCTTTATCTTTTGAAGCCTTGAATTCGTTCATTTCTTGAATCATCTCTTTGATGGATATTTTCATATCCATATAATTTAATATAGTACAATACATAGAAACATACGATTTTAGGTGTGATTTCCCCTTATGTTCATTAATTAAGTGTTCAAGTAGCTTAGTATTTCTGGTTATCGCAGCATACTCAAATGCTTGTTTAACCATCTCTTTAGAGGTATCGTCTAACTGGAGACACCAGTTAGAAATCTTACTGTCTGGATCTTTTGGAAATAATAAGTGCGCCATAACTACTAATGCCCTAAAGCCGATCGTGCCATCTTTTTTAAATTTTGTCATCGATGATTTATCAACACGTAGTTCTTTTGCTATCTGAGAATACTTTATATCATGGTCCTCGATGAAGTCACAAAGTTCTCGTCTTATTGCCTCCAATTTTGGAGAGCCCCCTTTCTGCCGTTTCTTGAATTATTTTCAATTTAGAGTATAATTGAATCATACGATAAATGTTCAGCGGTGTCTACATTTTTTGTTCAGTAGTACCGACATTTTTTTAAAAGGAGTATTTAAATGGTTGATTTTTCGCCCTTATACCAGACTTTAAAAGAAAGAGGACTAAAGCCTAGTCACCTAAGAAAATGCATTTCTCCTGACACACAGGCAAGTATTAAGAAGCAGCACATGACTAAAAACGCTACTATGTACATAGGTACGATCGATGTTATATGCCAATTTCTCGATGTTCCTATCGAGAAGGTTGTTCGAATTGTACCTGACGATGTGGAAAATTAAACGGAAATAGTCTATAATTTCCTCCGTGACACCTTATCTGATGTAGTACGGAGGTGTTTGTTACGTTTAAGGTCGGCAAATGTCGGATACCCGAACTATGCAAAAAACGCGGAATTAGCCTCAGTCAGCTCGCAGCAATGGTCGGAGTATCAAAAACGCAAATGTCCGATTACGTCAGGCTTCGGAACCTGCCGAGCATCGAACGAACCTACAATATCGCAATGATGCTCGGTTGCGCGCCCGAAGATCTGTACGAATGGATTGAGGTATCCGACAGCAACACGGAGGGTTAATACAACCTCCGCCGACCTAAAGTACGGGAATTCCCGAACCTAAACGTAATGTATTCCTCACGACCTCCGCACGATCATACACGTCTCTCAACGCTTCTGTACCGCGCTTCATAAGTAGTTCATCAGCGTCTTTCACCTCCGTAATATAACCGTGCGCAAGCCGCACCTTTCCGATCAAATAACGCTCAATCTCCCGCCGTAACTTTTCGCCAGCTTTGTCGTTATCTGTAACTACCGTTAAATATTCGATAGGAGACTGCGCAATTATGTCCGCCTTCTGTAAATTAAATGTGCTGCCGCCTGTTCCGATCGCAGGTATGCCCGCTGATCGCCACGCCATAGCATCGATCTCGGCCTCGCATATCACCGCGCTTTTAAGCCGCTGCGCATATACGAGATCCATTCCGTAGACTAAATACCGGATAGGCATTCCGCCTTTTACGTACCAGAACGCCTTCCCCTTCGTTGCTCGGTACTTTACGTTAGCCAGCCGCCCGTCAGGAAGCCGCCAAGGAATCGCGACCGCATTTCCCGCAAGCGATACGCCGGCCTCTTCTTGTACCGCGCCCGCAATGCCTCGGCCTACCAGATAAGCGTTAGGTCCCGGCGTTGTGTCAGCGAGTACCGATTCCGCTAAAGGCTCCGGTTTCGTGACGGCCTTTAATTTCGGTAGCCTAAGCGCCATACGTCCGTCTTCAGCCGCCGGTGCATACGTTTCCAATAAGTAATCGACTGCGTCATCTTCGGTTTCGCCGCGCAGGAAAGCGAGCAGTTTAACGAACCCACCGCGCGCAAACTCTTCGTCATAGGCGCCTGAGTCGCCCCAATAGCCGGCTTTTGCCGACGCTGTGTCTTCGAGGTATACGTAAAAGCTCGGAGTCCGATCGTATCTGAATGGACTGGCGGCCAGCAGGCGTTCATCGCCCCACGTCGGCCGAGTCCAGTCGAATTGTTCGAGCTCATACCGAATGTCGACGTCCACAAAACGTCCATTCAAAGTTAATATCGGCAATTCGAGACACTTCCTTTCGAGACTTGTAAATTATATTACGACATTGTTACGAAATTTACAGTCGCAATTTGTCGAAACTATTCAAAAATTTAGATGTAATTGTTGACAATATCATCCGATAAATTCCAATCAGCTTAGAAACCGAACTGAGCCGCAGCCCCGACGCCCGTTTCCGGCTGCTTCACTACGCCTATTTGCGGCAGATAAATAATCTCTGCGACCTCTCCTTCGCCGCCGTCGCGACCTTTATTGATCCCGATAAGTCCACGGCCTTGTTTAGCGTCCGTATCTACTACGATTAACGTTGCTGCATCTTGTAGCAAGGCTTTCGTCTTCAACACGTCCTTACGTTGCGCTAACTTAAGTTCCCGGGTTCCGTCCTCTTCTTTCTTTTCGTCGTCCTCATCCGCTTGTGTGATCGCAAAAAATGTAGCAGTAGTCGTTCCACATAGTCTGCGCATCTTTTTCGAAGTCTCAGCCGCATCGCCGCCTGCCGTTTTCGAAGTATTGCGTTCGTAGTCTAAATAATAAAAGGGATCTACGAGAACTACGTCGGCTTTGGTTTCGATAATATCCGCTTTTAGGTCGCGCAATGACCGAGAGTTAAAGTCCTCATCGTCAACACCCCGAACGGTTATATTCCCCGGAATAATTTCGTTTAGACGCGCAATAAAATCCATGAATCCGGCTTCAAATTCCTCGGAAAGCTTGGCGTATTTAACGTCTTGCGAATTAAAGCCGGCCTCCATATCCACGCCGTCCAGAGTCGCAGTCGTAACACCCATGGTTCCGGAAATTGATACGTATAAGCGCACGAGCACTTCGTACCAGCCCATCTCCATCGACCATATCAGAACGTTCGCCCCCTGCATCGCACAATTAACGACTTCCTCCAACGCAATGGCCGACTTTCCGCGCCCCGACTTTCCGTAAATAACGTAGACGTTAGACGATACATAGCCGCCCATAGCCTTATTAATAAAGTCGAATTTGCTGCGCCAGATCCGAAAGGACTCGCCGGCCTTACGGTTTTCATACTCCGCTTTAAACTTGTCGATGTCTCGTTTGATATCCGTCCCGACCGAATTTCGAACGTTTGTTCTCATTTTAAGACTTTCGGCCTGCCCCGTCAACCACTCGAAGAATTTTCCCATATCACCGCTTTTTTGCGCTTCGATAAATCGTTTTTCGAGTTGCGGCTCCTGAACTTGGCGGTTGGTTTCCGGATCAATACGTCCGTTCATAAGCTCGATAAATTCGCGCTCGGCCGCCCGGTCTTTGAGGTTTTTCGCAAGATAATCGTAGCTCGCTTCGATATTAAAATCCGGCTGGAATTCCGGCACCTCATTCGCGACCATTTCGGCTGTCGGCGCTTGGCCTCGGTATTTCTCCGCGTAATCCATTACGTACCGGAAGGCCTTGCGTTCGACCTGCGTTTGGAAGTCGGCTTCCGAAATATTGAAGCGCAGCAGGGCGTTGGGGTCGTTCGCTTCGATGGCTTTCGATATTAGTAAAGTTCCGTAGTTCAACCGCGATCAGCTCCTTTTTGGGCAAGGTATTCCGCTTTTACCTCATCGAAGGTTAATCCGTATTTCTTTAACAGATAATCGAATAAATCTTCTTTCGCTACTACTTTTCCTAAGCAAAACGGACAATACTTCGGATCAATGCCGGAATCTTTAATTATATCGTCTATCTCGTAGTCTTCCGGGTCGATTTCGTACTCTTCGATTTGCTCTTCGGACCCGTCAAATCTTACTCCGTAGTCATACGCGTAGCTCGATCCAATATAGTCATTCTCCACGCAGCACGTTCCGAGTCTGTGCCCACAAGATCCGCAATGATCAACGTATTCCTCGTATCTGCTATCTCCGCAACAATCACACGCATAAAATTCGACTCCCATTATTCGCTCGCCTCCTTCCGATTTTTACGAAAGAAAATCCGTTTAACTATTGCTCTTACTCCTAACGCAATCCCTTCCGCCATATATAAAGCGCCTTCCCCGATATAGTAAATCGCGACTAGTGGTAAGTATATCGGGGATAGGACGAAGAAGATCATGTTTTCTATGCGGACCTGTTTAGCCCACTCTTCATCCGTATAAACGTACCTAATTCTGCGCTTCATTCGCTCGCCTCCCGTCTCAACTTCGTCATCACAGCGTCAGCCTTCGTTTTATATTCCGCATCCCCGAACGCCTCGTACAGACGCATGTTATCGTTGTATTCGTCCAGCAGCCCGTCGATTTGTTTCACCTCATCCTGCGCTTTCTTTTTCGCCATATCACTCGCCACCTTTTTGAGTCCTTTTCCTATCTCCGCGACGCTTTCTACGCTTGGTAATGTCGGAAAAATGTCCGCAAAATGGAACGCCGCGCCCGTCGGCTCCGGATAATTCGTCTCGTCGTACTCTAAAAGGTAATCTTCCGCAAACTGTTTCCGACAGACAAGTCGCATATCCGTTTCGAACGCGTCGAGGAATTCACCGTTAATCGCGTCGGTCAGTTCGAACTCGACGTATTCACTTACGCCCCATTCATCGGTTTCCTTTACTTCGCGCCAAGCATCGACGTAGAATATCCGATTTTCATACCCGGCAACCGAGACGATATCTCCGAAGGTGAATTCCGTTTTCATCTACGCATCCCCCTTTTCGATTCGCCTACGAATTCAATTTCGCGGCATAGGTCGCCCACCCGATCGGCCAGACGTCGCTCACCGAATACTTGCCAAAGCTGATCGAGCGCAATGTTGCTCGTGTAGATCGTCGGTAGCTGATTCGTTGCCCTTGCGTTAATAACGGTGTGTAGGTCGCCGCGGAAGCCGTCTTTCGCATCTCTTACTCCGATGTCGTCCAACACCGCAAACGGTGCCTTCTTTGCCGTTTCTAATGCGCGATAATAACGGGCGGCCGCCGGCTCTGCGACTGAGTCCGGTACACGTGGGCGATTGAATTCGTTATAGTCGTTCTGCCACGCATTCACATCGAGGAAATACGCCGGCCGCTGTAATGGTTCGAGGCCGCGCCGTAGGGAGCCGCTATAATGGACGCGCAGCCATTCGTTAAGGAGTGCGGCAGCCGTCGTCGTCTTTCCGGTGCCGGGCGATTCGCTGAACAGATACAGGTCTTTAATGCGGTCGGCCGGCGCAACTGGTCCGCTCTGTTCGAACTGCCGCGCAAAGGATGCCGCATAAGTTTCGGCGGACTTATAAGCTTCGGCTTGGTCAGCGCGCGCCGGCGAATTTTTCAGCGTGACGAGCCGGTACTCACGCGGAAGCCCTGCCGCCCCTGATCGCCCGCCTTCGCCTGACGCGCCGTGCATTGCGATGAAATGCGTACAGTGCCGCGTACATGCGTCGGTCCCGGCCGCTTTGCATCCGTCAGCGAGTACGCAAGTGTTTTCGTTAGTCATATTTGCGAACCTCCTTTCGTTAATTCTTGCGCAGAGTAAACTCCGCTTTTACTTCCGTATTCCATTGATTTATCACGAACCTTCCTTTTGTCGCCGCGTACCCTCGCTGCTTAAGCCACTGGACCATAGCTTCGACGATCTCCGCCTCACTCATCGTATATTTTAAAGTCATTCGCCCACCTCTTCGCGTGAGTCGTCGATAATCGTTAGGTCAGCGTCCTCTATAAAATCGTACCCTCCGCCGACATATCGGTATTTACCATCCACAATTTCTTTAATCTTTGCTTCGTAGCTGACATCGCCGATTTCGTCTTCACACCAGAGCTGGTAGTAAGCCTCCGAGTACTTTCCATAAACCACGTCACCCACACGAACCTCAGTCGGCTGCGGCGCATTTAAATATTCGTCCGGCACCACCAAGCCTAGCGCACGTCTTAGCGCGATCGCACGACCGATATGAACGTTGAAGCAGTCGTCCGGTGCTGCTTTGGCGATTCCATAAAACGCCCTATTACTCTTTGGTCTCTTTGCGATAGCTTCAACGGATCGGTCTTTTCGATTAACCTCTAACGAAATGTTAAACGTCCTCAGCCGTCTGTTATTCTCCTTAAGTCGCTCAACATCCGCCTTCGCCTGCTCAACGATTTCATCACGGCGTGCTTGTGCGCTTACAATCGGAGCCTGACCGTGCGTAGAATCCATCTCCGCGTCGAACTTACCTTGCCGATAGCCTTCACCATAAGCGCGCAGCCTGATCGCCCGCATTACGTCTTCGCCGTGAGCGATTAGTTCATCGTATCCCATTGCGCTCAAATCGATTTTCATTCCGTCAGCCTCCTCGTTTTTAACTTCGTTATTGACGATGACTTCGTATTCGTTATAGTCGATAAAATCCGGCATTCCTAAAACTCGTATGTCTTTAGTGAACGGATCATATAGTGATTCTGCTACGAAAATATCTCCTGTCTCATAGGCTTGTTTTCCAATCGGTGCAGCTACCGTAATCAACACGCGCTCGCCGACTTTGGCCGGACGCTTTTCAGTGACGATGAGTTCGGCGTCTTCTTTTAGGATTGCCGATAAATGATGCGGTCCTGTTCGGACGAGATAGGTACAGCTCTCACTTTCTACCTCGAATACCCGACCAACCTTATCCGCATACCAAGCCGGTCCATACGTTGCACCCAGAACCCGCGCATACTTTTTCGTTTCAACCATTACGTAATCCCTCCCGAATTTTTATAAAAACCGAACACATATTCGTATTTATGTGGTACAATATACCTGAGTTACCGAAAGGAGGTTCGATTCATGAAAGTATCAACCGAAGATAAAGTAGTTATCGCTCTTACAGCGGCATTTGTTTTCGCATTCAGAAAACCTATTTTCGCACTCCTTGGACGCTAATTATCGGCGTCCAGCCGCCGGGCGCGCTAGAACCACGTATCATCCACGCTGCTATTCCGTTTGCCCCTTGCCTCTTCCGCTAGAACTGCGCTGACCGCCCGCTGCAAGTTTCGCCCCATATACGGCTGCATCCATCCGAAGCTTACGCCCGGCCAGTCTATGGACGGCTTATAATCCGCGAAGCACATGTCGATGAATCGCTTCGTTATCTCCGGCCCGTATTCGCCCGGCTTTCGTTTTGTACCGACCCAACGTCCGAGCATACCCGCTTCGGCTCGATATCCGTGCATGGGGACGTAAGGGACGCCGTAGAGCCGCTGGTGCTCCGCTTTCAAATACGCTTGAAAATCGCGCGTATTCCAATTGGCAACCGGCTTCGTTTCATACGTTGTCATCGCGCGTTCACTCCTTCGATTTTGATTCCGAGAAGATTGAGCGTATTGATAACGCCTTCCCTTTCGCATTCCAAACTGAACGTAACGCCCCGGGATTGCGCCGCCCGTTCCTTTTCCTGAAGTTCGGCGTAATACTCGCGTACCCGGCCTTCCGGCGTCGCTTCGACTTCGTATCCGTTGACTAGTGCAGTTGCAAGCGTTAGGAGGTCGAGTTGCGCAAGCTTACCCCCTAGAACTTCGTCGCAGGACGCCATAAGGATGTGTTTATCGCCCGCTGGAAACGAATTTCTCATCGCTTCTAATTCCTCCGCCTGTTCCTTCGTGATTGTCGGCTTCACTTTAACGCCTCCTCTATCGAGTTTAATTCGGCTTTTAATTCGCGAAGTTCCTCGTAAAGATCGTCGATCTCTACTTTGATCTGCCTCATGTCCTCGATAATGTCGTCTTTGCTTCTCATTTTAGCGCCTCCTTTATATCATCTAAGCGTTCAGCTTCGGCATATAATTCGCTCATGTTATCTACGTGTTTGTAAACCAATCCGACGACATCCTCGATGCCTTCCTCTAACCAATTAATTTTTGTCTTCAACCGCTCATTCTCGCCAATCAGATCCGCCACAGCACATCGCAATCGTTTAACTTCTTCGGTCATGTTTTCGCCGCCTCCATTCCGTGTATTTTCACGTTTTACCGCTTACCCTACCGATTGCCCCCGACCGCCAGTAAAGCCGCTATTTCCTCGCGAAACTCCCGTATTAATCGTGCTAATTCCGCCAGCGATGTCGCACCCGAGTCGCGCAACCGCCGATTCATTACGTCGAGTACCGCGCGTTCGACCGTTGAGTGGTACGCTACTTCGCGCCATTTTTCCTTTGGCGTCGGATCAGCGTTCGGGTCCTCCGCGAGCTTCTTCGGCCAGCTCGGCGCTTTTGTCGGGTCGGTGAAATAGCGTTCATTTACGATGATGTTAAGCGAGTCGGACGTCAGTTTGTAATCGGGTGAGATCGGGATTTCAATCGCCATGGTTGGCGTCGCCTCCTTCGTTAATTAGTCGCAATACCTTGGCGCGCAAATCGGATGGAGTGCCGGTATATTCTCCGTCATGGTAATACTGCGTTTCTGGGTCTAACTCTTTTAATCCGTCAAGAATAACGAGGAGTTCTTTTTCGCTAAACATATCGCTCATCCTTTCGTTTATTATTAAGACCTAGCAATCGTTCGCTTTCGCTCACTCTTGCGGATATTCCTAATCGCGATAGAATTATTATTTAATAAGTATCTGCGCGAAAAGGTTTTAATTGAGCGCTATTATTTAATTGAGTATAGATAATGAATATAGTAAATGAGTATAGTTCGTCTATCGTTTAAGCAAGGGACGGCTTCACCTTACGAACCCCCGGCTTCATGAATCGAAGATGCTCGGTATTGGAAGCAATACGTAAAGGTTCGATAACTGCCCGCTTTCCTGCGATTTCCTTTCGCGTATATCGATGAGCCCAACCGCCTTCAATTTCTTTAACGCATCCCTAACCGTATTCTCCGAACATAAGCATTCGCTTGCCAACGTCTTTATAGACGGAAATGATCGCTTACTGTGATTGTCCGCGTGCATTGATAGCATCGTGTAAACGAGCTTCTGCGCGCTCTTATCGAGAATCTTACGGTCAGATAAAACGCAACTCGCTACCTGCGTAAATTTGTGTTCGCGTAAGTCTAATACGCCTAGCTGTTCGTTTGTCATTCGTAATCACCTCTCACTTCTATAACGGGTAGGTTACCGTCAATTTTGCGACATGGATTACGAAACTTTTTTCGTCTGTCATTTATAACTGCGAATAAACTTCGGAAAACGGACAAAAAAAATAACCCGGCCGTGTGGCCGAGTCATCTCCGTTTTATTTTTCGCTGCTTATTTAGTTTTCCACGAACCTTATTTATGGCGGAATATTTTTCGTGTTGAGCCGTTAGTGAGCTTCCGGAAAGATGCGTGTATCTTTGAACCATACGTAAATCACTATGCCCCAATAACATTTGTAAATGGCGCATATCTCCACCGCTCTCCAAGTACATAGTTGCCGCCGTATGTCGGAATAAATGCGGATGCACCCGCTTCTTTATGCCGACCTCTTTCGCGTATTCAACGAGGCGTTTTCGGAAGTGATCGCGCGTTAAACGTTCGCCGTAGTTTGCGAGAAAAATATATTCGCTCTCGAAATCCGCACGGTTTTCTACTATTAATTCGTTTAGCATTTTCGCTGTACCAAACTCGATAGGAACCGTACGTGCCCGTCTATTTTTCGCAACAGTAGCCGGAATATATAAAGTACGTGCAGAAAAATCGAAGTTTTCCTGCTTGAGCCCTAGCGCTTCAGAAATACGCATCATTCCGTCGAGTAAAACGTTCATTAAAACGTAATCCCTGAAGTCGGCATATTCACGTTGATTCGGCGCCGCAAATAACAACCGAAGCTCGTCCTCGTCTAAAATAACGACTTCCTCTTCGGGTTCGTTAACGTTCTTTATACCGACCATCGGGTTATGCTCGATAAGATCCTCGTCATATAATGTCTTAAAGAACACGCGCAAGGTCTTCAATCGAGTATTAATCGTCCCCGGCGCAAGCCCTTTCGTCATATGCTCGTCCTTCTTAAAATAATGGTCCTCGAATTTAACCCATTCGTCTTGCATGTAAACGATATACCTGCGAATTACTTCTCGGCTCATTTCGTGAATGGACCGCGCGATCCCCTTACGGTCAAGAAATTCGAGAAAGAAACCGTAATTGTCTTCGTATTGGTTGAGCGTTGATTGCGCTCGCCCCTCCGATTTCTTAATTGCGCGAAACTGTACGAAAAGCACATCGAGATTGCTCGTAGTCTTCCGTAAAGTACGTTCCTTTTTGACGCGTTTTCCTGTTCTATTTGCGGACAT